CATCCGTTCCTTGTCGTTGATCCATATCTATGTCTGAATCTGGCCCTAAGCCATAATAGAGCTGGTCGTAGTCTACTACGGAATTTGGAAGGGGGAATCTGGCGTCACCCAGCCTGCCAACTGTTGCTGGGTCTTTAAGCGGCACTCTAAACTGTCTGTGCTCTTTTTTAGGGTGAGTCATGGGTATATTCTCCCACTAAAGCAAAAAGCCGGGAGCGTTAACTCCCGGCTAATTACTGTTAGGCGATTAAGCCCATGAAGCGATTGTGATAGCTGCACCTGCGGCAACTGAAGCTGTTCCAGCTGCAATTGATTGGGTGTGAACTGTTCCAGAAACACCTGATACAGAACCAGAAAGTCCGGTAAGAGCCAAGACTGTGGTTGCTGTGGTAGATACTGAGAACTGTGTAGCTGAGATGTATGTAGCTGTGTATGTTCCATTAACTGAAGCATCAACGCTAGTCAATACAACCTTGTCACCTGTTACAAAGCCGTGGCCTGAAGCGGTGATTGTTGTTACTGCAGAACCAGCTGTACGTGAAGCTGCTGTAACGGTCTTAGCTGTATTAGTTACTGCAGAACCAGTTGTTGGTACTAATTCAAGAGCAGTCAAGATAGATGTAGCGTTTGCAGTGGTTTGTCCGATAACGCTTGAAACGTTTACATATCCGGTTGTTCCGATATATGAACCATCTGAATCAGATGCACCAGCACCAAGGGTTGCAGTAGCAGTTTGACCGGTTACTGAGACACCTGAACCAGCTGCGCTTGTGACTGTGAAGCCAAGAGCAGTAGCGGAAGCGATTGTTGCGTTTGTGAGGTTGAATGCTGAAACTGTTGAGCCTGTTACGGTTACGTTTGTTCCAATCAATGAAGCTGGGTTAATTCCACCAAGTTGAGCGGTGAATGAAACGGTTGTTCCGTTTCCTGAGATAGCTGTTACACGAAGAACAGGGTCTGCAGCAATAAATCCTGGGTGACCTGACCAGTTAGCTTCTGCAATAGCATGGCTATCATAGGCGTAATTAAGAAGAGCTGAAGCGACTGTAGATGTGTTTGTCCAACCGACGTTCTGTGAACCGCCAACTGTTACAGTTGCTGAGGGTGTTCCTGCTGTACGTGCATCATTTGGCTGTAGAGGGAATGGACCCCATACAAAGTCAACTGCTACGTTACCGGCAGAATCGAGGTTATTACCTTCGAGGCTTGTTGCCATTATGTTACCTTTTTCTCTAGAGAGGGTTAAAGTCCCATGCGCTTGGGACTAGAGAATAGTAACAGAGAGACTAGCCTTCTTGTACGTAAGTGTGAATTTCTCCGCCCGAATAAATGTCATGTTTGATGGCAATTTCAATTGCTTTCTTTAAAATCTTCTCGGCAGCCTCAGGAGTTGTAGCTCTTGTATAGTTCAAAGCTTCCAAAGCACCCAGTGCTAGGTCTCCGCCGCTACCTGAGTAGTAGACGTTACGAGCTTCACGGTCCCAGCTGTAGTCATTGAAGATAGGGTAGATGACGCCACAGATAGATACGATTAACTGAGAGTCATGCTCTGCAGCCGCTCCGTCATCCTTACCTTCATAGCCTGCATCCTGAAAAGCTTTGCGTAGTGAAGGTATGAACTTATTTGTCATAAATAAGTCTAGGTTCTCATTGACACGGGGTTTTGGGGCTTTCCAACCGAATTGTGCAATGTTGCCACCACGAGATGCGCCGGATACTGCAATAAGGGCACCATTGTTCTCTACGATCTTATGAGTAGCAAGATCCATAAAACGTCCACCCTCATCGGATGCACGTGAGTCACAGCCTATAACGGACCAACCATCACCTTGGATTGCGGCAAGCGTAGTCATAGTTCCCTCTCGTCGTAGTACCTAATGGTAGCAGGCTACTCTTCAAAACCCAACTCAAAGTTTTGGCTGCGGGTACGTGGGAGATTGCCGTAATTGACTACTTGCCATGGCCAATTAGCTAGAACTGTATCTACGTAGTCGTTGGTAGACACGGAGTTTACTAGGATTGACCACATATCGGGGGTGACCTGGTCGTATTGGATCCAGGTGTAGTTATCCCGCATGATGATCACTAAAGTTTCGTTGTTTGGGTTATACCCAGCTTTCATAGCTCTAGGACGTGGACCACCAGAGGTAGGGGCGTATATCTCCTCATAGCCGGGCCCAAAGACCCGACTACGATTCGCATCACGATCAATAGCGGATATAGTCGCAGCGTAGTCCTCATAGCTTGCTGGTTTATACCGGCTGCTTCTATATCTATCCATAGGGACAGTTTACCTTACTGTCCACCCCAACCGCCGCCTTTAAAAACGGCGGGGGTCGCTTGAAAAATTTTACTCATAGATTGCTGGCAGCAGACAGGGACGGTGCTATCACCGAACTGTTGGTAGATTTCTTGTACGCCTCCACAGACGTTGCACTTATAGTCGTAGTTTGGCATTAGCGGCACTTCATGCATTTCGTATCAACACGGACTTCTCCGTAGTTTACCCAACTCATCTGACCACAATGGTTGCAGCGGACTTCTACAGTACCACGCTGTTCAACCTCTTCCTTGTAAGTCTTTCTTGCATGAGGCGAAGCAAACACAAGCCACCCCCAAGCCAACAACATCCCACTAATCACACCCAATGTATACATGTAGTTCTCCGTCTTTTTTCGGACGCCGGACCGGTGTCAGTACTAATCGTGTATCTGCTGATCCCAGTAAGGGATTCCATTCTCATCGTAGTCGCCTAGCTTCTCTAGGAGTTCTGCATGCTCTTCCATAGTTCTACGGATAGATTCTGCTAACTTCTTATCCCTACGTGCGTTATCAATAGCTTCTTTTGCTTCTTCGTTATCCATAACTCTTCTTCCTTGCCTCCATAAAAGGGTTGCCTAGCCAATCGCAATCTTTCATACGGAATTGAGCTTGACAACGTTGGTCATCCTGGAATCGAACCAGGCGCCTCCCGATTATGAGTAGGGCGCTCTACCAATGAGCTAACGACCATTAAAATGCTCCAGTAAAACCCAATGCTAGTCTCTTTACAGAAGCCCCTAGCCACGTATTCGCCGTAGAAACTAGGGGCTCTGCTAATAGTATAGCGTATATTACTTGATTTTGATTACCTTCGGCTGCAACTCCTCGGGGAGCTCCTGCTCTAGGTTAATACGAAGCAGACCGTCCTTAAGCTCTGCTCCCTTGACTACTACATACTCCGCTAATACGAAGTCCTGCTTGAAGTCACGGTTAGCAATTCCCTTGTGCACATACTCGTCCACAGATGGCAATTTAACGCCTTCTACGGTCAGTGTGAGCTCTTGTACAGAGATCTTGATATCTTCCTTAGCAAATCCTGCTACAGCGATCTCTAGGACGTAATTGTCCTTATATTTGAAGATGTTGTATGGAGGATACCCGCTAGATTTTGCACTAGAGACACGAGAGAATGTGTCAAATAGTGGATCAAACCCGATTGCCCACCGGTTGAACTGTGGAAATAGCGAAGTAATGGTTACTTCTGTCTGAGTTGGATTTGTAGTTACCTTTGGATATTGCTTAGGACTCCACGGATCTGGAAAACGATCTGCATGTGGGTCTTTGCCTGGGTTTTGATAGCCTGGGTTTTGATATGGGTGTGCCATGATAATTTCTCCTTAGACGAAATTAATTAAGATAGGTAGCCATTCGGCCTACCTGTATATAGTATAGCCGATTATTCACCAAATTCGCTAACTAAAGCCTCAATACTGGTTCTATCGTTCTTGGTTGCCAGATCAGTGACACCAGAGTCAATGAGCCACCTACCGGTAGACTCAGCCACCTTTAGGTCCTCCCAATCATCCTTGCTCACCCCAGCATACCTAATGAATGGCGGCTCCCCGGCATTTGACGAAATTCTATTACCTAGCCCATCTTTGATGACTAGAGTAGATGCTCTGAAGACTATGACTAGTAACTCCGCAGCTGCATTGTATGCACACTCGATAGCACGATTTCTCTTATCAGCTTTCTTTGACTTATCGCTGGTAGGAGCATCAATGACCTCAAAGGAGGATGGCCAGAAGTAGCTGCCTTGATAGGTGCTGTAGTTAGCGTTGTACCCACCGAGGACGTCAGAACTGTTATCAGCATCTGATTCAGCTGCTTGAGCTTCCCGTTCAGCACGCTCACGAGCTGTGCGATCTAGGAGTGACTCACGCTTAGCTGGATAGAGCCTACCATTCTTACCTCGATAGTAACCCTCTGGAATGTTATCTTCTGCCATGGTGTAACTCTACCACAGGCCACTGCCTGAAGTTATAGTTTCCTGAGAATTATAAAACCTAGCACCTCTAAAACGCCTCCCTATGATCATAGGACGCTTGGAATCCCCCGCCAATTTTTTAAAATGTAACATGCGTCACTTCGGCCACTGCCCACCTGTATATAGTCTCAACCCTCCGTCTGGTCTGCCAAGAGCACTAGGCGACGAAGTTTAACCATAGGGGTATCCCATAAGGGGCAGAAGGAAAGGAAAGAGACTCTCTCGCTCCCTAGCATCAGGTGGTGTTAGCCGTTCGAATCGGTACTAGGGGCGGAATAAGGGAAGTGTAGTACCTTATCCAGAAAGGTAGACCTATGTCTACAATTCTAGAGGCGTTTCAGCCTATCGCCAAGATAGCCAACTCGTATGAGGAGACTATCGTGTCAATGTCCGCTGATGCATTTCGGGCTTACCCGCTTGCTAATGTCGGAGATGTCGCTGGTCTATTCAAGACCAAGGCAGCCGTTGACCTAGTCTGGGCAGGTTACATCTGCTCTAAGGCTTCTTCCGTCATTGACGGCGAGATTAAGCACCTCTCATTTACAGAGGTTAAGCCTTATCTCGAGGCGATTAGGCAGTTCCGCTCAAAAATCACCATTCACGATTCAAGCGTGATGATGATTGCTGAACTCATCACTTGGGATGCCCAAGTGATTGAGGCAGATGTAGTGCTTGACCGCCAGTTGAGCACTATCAAGAACGCTCTTGTCAAGGCTCTTGACGAGACCGTTACGAAAGACCCAGCGAAAGTGGCTCAACTCCGCCTTGACATCTTGGAATTACTTCCAAAGGTGTTCGCTGTTGAGGCTAAAGCCCTTACTCTCGCTTAGTCTCTAGGAGAGTATGGGGTGTAACGCCCCATACCCTTCCTATGTTCATAGGTAATTGCTATCTATGAGCATAGGTGGGGGAATCAGATGGCTTTATTGCCTATAACCTGGTGACGTATGTCTGCCACACAGTGCTATGGAACGTTAGCACGCCCCAGAGAGAGTCTCTAGTCCTTTATTCAACGAATAGGCCACTGGCCGTATAGCCCTTCCGCTGCGTAGGCGTAAGACCAGGCTATACGGCTGGTGGCTTCTCTATTATCAGGTAGTTCACAAGAACCAACTATCTACCTGAGGAGGTAAAGAATGGCAAGTAATCGTACGGAGAAGAAGCACTATAAGAAGTGCTCAGCACGGCGTAGAGATGCCTTCTATGCTATTGACTCGCTCATCATTACAGATGAGTGGGGCGATACATACTATGCGCAGATTGAGCCTTGTGCTAGATGTACGGCATACGAGTGGCCTAATGGCTGGTCTCGTGATGGCTGGTATCACCAAGAGTGTGGGCGTAATGCTCTCTCTTGTGAATGCGGTCCTTATGATGATGAGGACTACAACTAACGCTCTAGAAAGGAGCAAACTATGAGCCTTTTAGACCCTATGCAATCAGGTCTACCTATCACTATCTTGTGGTTGGGTAGTACCTCTTTCTTCCTCTATGCCTGGTTCACAAGGAATAAGTAGGTTGGGAAAGTCCCCGCCGATTTTTTCAGAAAGGATATGACTATGGACTGCACTGAGTGCGGTACACCTGTTGACCCTGAGAGATGGGCGATAGGTAAGGACACCTGTCCACCCTGTGGTAGTGCGCAAGCCAACCACCAGATTAGATCCAATTACAACCTTGTCCTTATGCCTAAGCAAGGCTTTGGCATAGTCACGGCAAATAGCCCTGACTTACTCAATGGAAGGAGTTCCGGACGATGAGCACAGAGAACTGGATTGAACCATACGAATGTATGGAGGATTACCAAGGACACAACTTCATTGAGTTGGATGGCAACACCGGCACTATGTTCTGTACCCGATGCCGGATGCGTAACGAATTGCGTAGATATCTGTATTGGTACTTGTAAGATGGCTATTGATCCACGTGATACAGATATTGAGCGTGACACTATCTATGTATGGCACACCGCTTGCTAGTGCTCCCAACATAAACATTCCCCGCCCATTTTTCCAGGCTGTAGTCTTTGAGAGATACACAGGTCGCCACGTGCTGGCGTAAAGGTATTCCTGTGTGTCTCTTACCCTCTACAGAAAGGAAGCACTATGTTTGGATTAGTTATCGTACTGTTGATCGTACTGTCGTTCGCTGCTATCCTGATCGAGCGTCAGTACAAGATTGACCAAGAAGATTGGGACTTCAGAGAGGAAGGAGAATGACAAGTGTTAGCACAGTCATACATACATTCCCAGAGTGGGAAGATTTATCTTGGCAAGATGATGCCAAGTGCAACGGGATGGATACTGAATTATTCTATTACCCATTCCTTATCCGAGGTTCAGAGCGGAGGGCATACGCAGACCGTGCAAAAGCAATCTGTGCGGATTGCCCTGTCAAAATGCGGTGCCTTGAGGATGTTGTCGCCAGAGATGATAGACACGCTATCCAAGGCGGTACTAGCCCAGAAGATAGAGGAGTTACCGCTTGGGGAACTCCTAATTGGAGCCTAGATAAGGTTCTACAACACCAACGAGAGATGAGAGGTAAAGCAAGTGCGTAAGAGCAAAGAGATGGAGCAACGCCTAGCTACTCTACAGATTAAATACGATGCCTTGAATGCTGTACTGGCAAGGCTTCAGCTAGAGGTACATATACTCAAGACTCAGCAAGCCATCACTCAAGGAGACTGGCATGTACCAAGTAATAACTAAGAATAGTACATATGAGGTCAACACAAACAACCACACATTTCGCCGTATCCCAGACAAAGGCCCTGGCCTAGTTAGGGATTTAGAGTGGACACCATATATCAACATTAAACACCCATTCATTGGCCAACCTATGACCATAGAGTGGTCACTTGCAGGCGTACGCACAATTCGTACCACAACACCCGTTGTGGACATAGACCTACTGGAAGGAGGGGACAATGAAGGCTAGAGACAAGACCTGGCAGTTTAATAAGTTCTGGATATCTGTTGGTATAAGCAAGCAGTTTGCTATCAGTATCTATATCAACGAGTTATTCGCAGGCATTGATATTGGATGCTTCTACTTCTCCATCGAATACTAGTCTTATGTGAGGAGGCGGGGTTGAGCGTGTGAGGGTACGCTCCCCCGCCTGTTTCTCTGTGTAATGCGATGCCTCCACAGCACACCCGATGAAAATCTCTGTGCTGTGCTGGCTTCGGATTACATAGGTAATCCAGGGTCATACACATCCGCACAAAAGAAAGAGCGTGGTAGGCGTTGAGCTAAGGCTCCGAACGAAATAGTTCCGGCTATCTCTACTAAGGCTGAACCCAACGGGCCGATCCCCTTGTCCTCGTAAGACTTCGTGGGCTTACACGGCATTGTGCTGCTATCGAGTACTGCGGCATAGTATGCAAATGAACTCACAACGCACGGAGAGTATAAACCGTGTATGCACCAACATAAACAACCACACAACAAAGGAGGGCCAGCAATGGCTAGTACAACAACCACCGCGTTAACGTTTAAGCGCTCAGTTATCTTAAAGAAACTAGAGGCTGGGGTTAACGAGATGCAAAAAGAGATAGCCGACTGGGAGAAGCAAGATGCAACTCTCAAGGCTAGACGTCAAGCGTGGGAGAAAAAAGCCCGTGCTTGGGTTAAGAAAAATGCAGCCTCATTGGTAAATGAGGATACATCTGTATACCATAACAGCAATTATCACGGAGAGACAGTTAGGTTTACCCTCGAAGCAGATAAGGCGCTGTTTGATGCAATTGGTGACTATCCAACGCAGGACTCACGTCCTACTTGGGATCGTCCCGAGTTCCGCACAAATGTTAGCCCTATTGCTGAACTAGAGGCTAACATCGCTGCATTAAAGGCTGCTGAAGAGGATGAGATCAAGGTCTCAATCAAGAACGACCTTTTCAAGTACATCAAGTAAGGGGGCAATGATGTCCACAACTGCACTTGATCCTAAATACGTTGAAATAAAACAACGTATTGAAGACCAAATCGAATACACCACTCGCTTGGGTGGTGAACTAAACACAGCGGGTTATGACATTGACCCGGGTGAGATTCGTGACGCACTGTCAATTGCAGGCTTAGAGATTAGGCCTATTGTTGACCACAACATTGCATCGTATGCATACCTTGTAGCCGATTGCAATATGTCTATGGATACTTTGATTGACCAGTTAGATATCGAAGTACCTTAATACGGGTAACGCCGGTTGGTTTCTAAAGTTCTTCCTGAGGTAAAAGAACTCCTGTCCTAAGCATGACAAGGCTAAACTGCTTACGCCCTCATAGTTCAATGGATAGAACATCATCGTCCTAAGGTGAGTGTTGCCAGTTCGATTCTGGCTGAGGGCACGGCACGGAGTGCGGGATGACTTGTAGTCAGAAAACCTCCTTCGCCAAGAGCTGAGCATCTCTATAAACTGCTCATTACTAATAGAAAGGAGGAACTATGGAACCGGAAGACTTGCACGGTAAGTTTGAGTATTCAGCCACACCAGAGCACAAGACCAACATCTTGCCACTCAGGTGGTTTGCCAATGCTTGCAATCATCTATCAAGTTTTGCGATAGAGCGAGCATTAGATCATGAAGACTTTGCCTATTACAACGGCACTGAACTATCACGAGCAGGATATAGATGGTGGAAGATTTGGGCCATCATCAACATTCCCTACGATAAGTGGGGCACAACCTATCTAGTAGATTGGCATAAATAATGCAACCAACACAAACAACCCTCTCACAGATAAAAGCCGAAGCCGCAAGCCGAGGCAACGTCGTATTCATTGATGATTCCCTACTTGAATCGGCCAAACGATTAGAATTCATTGTAGATGCAGTTGCCCACAAGGGACTCACCTACAAGGAAGCCTCATTCTTATGGGATGAGGATGGCACCACAACTTTACACAGCAGTGTAGAGACAATCAACTAACCTCCGAAAGGGGCCTATAAAATGGCAAAAGGTAAAGGCGGAGCACCAGCTCCTAAAGCAAACACAGCAGGCGAACGCCAGAACGGCAAAGCCCGCAAGAAAAACCCAGGACCAGCACAGCCAGAGAAGACCAACTTCACACACGTGAATGGTCGTACAGCTGCAAGCAATGCCAAGCGTGAAGCTTGGAAGGCTGCCGGTGGTCGTGCAAACCACGAGTCAATCCCTCACTGGAAGACCGGCAAGGTGTACAAGGCACCGGTCTATTCAGTATTTGCTAAGGCACTAGTGTGAGCAAGAAGATAAAGCGCAAGCACATTGTTGCCACACTTGAGCAACAGATACTCGAGGAGCACGATGACCTGCATTGGGATGACCATCAGCATAGTCGTGCATATCACAGCGGGCTTATGGATGGCTTGGGGTTTGCCCTCAAGTTACTCAAGCCTGATTCAACTGTGCTTCCCCTCACATCCGTGTGGTTCGATGAGGAACCAACACAAACATCCGAGCGCCAGCGTGAACAACTCATCGAAATTCAATATGTTGACATCACAGATCCTATTCCTGTAGGGTTGTTTGAAACAGTGGAGGCACCATGAGTTATAAATTACGTTCATACCAATACTGGTGTGATTATCTAGAGGGCGGGCGTAAGAAATATATACGCCCACTTTATGAGTATGGCATGACCATCGAGAAAGCAAACAAGTTTCAGCTTCCCGGTGGTGACCTACACATCAAGGCTAATTGGGCCGGTAATTACCCGTTCATTATTGTTCATAGTGATGATTCATTCACCCTACAAGGTGGTGTTATCAATACTTATTGGGGCGGAAGCTTTAACATACTGAAGTCACAGGGTGTTCGCTATCGCATGTGGAAGTACACAGGCGTAAACGTCTTTCAACGTAACTATCAAATAAAAGTTATAGATGAAAACGCAGGGCGTACCCCATCCAAAATACAGGGTTGTCGCCTGTGTAAACAAACAGGTAAAGTAGATAGTTGGTGTAGTCCATCTACTTGTTTTGATGGCGACTTCTATGACACACCTAATGGAGATTCTGTGTATGCATGCCCCGAACATCCTGATGCCCAATCACCACATGGATCGTGGCACAGGTTTCACCTTATGGCGTGCACCCACGGACAAATGAAAGGCCACACACTACCACGAAGCCAAGAGTGTTATTACTGTAAGGGTTCAGGCAAGCGTGACTATGGCAACAAACAGATTTCTTTACCCTGGGATGGTTCCCCGCTTAGGGTAAAGGATAAAAAGATAGTAAAGAAACCACTAACCGAACTAGAAAGGATACTAGCCAATCATGTCCAATCGAGTAGCGTATGACATGGCAGAACCAATCAACGGAATGATAGACCATTCTGTTGCTGGGAATATGCTAGACCACGTAATTGCTCTCAACAGCATGCAGTTACCGGGTAATTTTCTAAATTACACGAGTAACAACAGCAGTTATCGAGATGCAATCCTCAATCGCTTGATTGAATCACCTGTGTATGCATTGCAACTAATGCTTGCAGGTGTTAGGTCATATAAAAACAATACAGACAACCTGCGTATCTTTAGCGAGTATGCAGCCGCTCTGTCCTATGTTGCAGGTGATACGGAACTGGCCGGAGAGATTATTCTCCGCAATGATCCATCAACAAATAGTCCTCTGCTCAAGAGCATTGCAGAGTCACTATCAGTAGGCGTCAGCTCTGACACCTTCAAAGAGTTACTACGTGCTAGCACAACACAGGCAGCCCAGCTGCTTGCTAATGCGTAGCCAACACAAACAAACCAACAGCCTGAGAAAGGGAACCGTTCAATGGCAATAAATGGACCAGTTAATCCTTGGTCAGACCAAATGCCCGCCCAAGACTATATACGTTGTGATAGTTGCGGTCATGGTATCGGTAAGACTCAAGCATTCACACAAATCTACAACCTTAGATATCGTGCAAATCAGTATTTCCATGCCGACCATCTGGGTTGTTCTGCAGCTACTCAACTCAAGAATAGCCGCCCACGTATAGTGCTCAATCGTTACCGCAAAGGCATCATCAGCGAGCTGATGTATGGCGGAGATGGTGGCGAGGGAGACAGCTATGCCGATAAGGTTGATGATCTTATCGAATAAGTAACACCGTTGTTGGTTGGCTAAACCCACCGCAAAATAGACTGTTCGCTCCCGCAATAATCGAGATGAAAATTACGCACGTTGGTAATTTGACAGGCTCTGAGCGGCATGCAATTAGTCACTGTCACGCATTGGAGGTAAGCCAACCAACAACCCCTTACTAAGGAGAGCATATGTGTCACGAATGTGGCGATGAAGACTACGGAGATATGAATCAGATTCCACCTGAAGAGATGGAAAAGTTCATTGACTTCGCATGTCTGCAAGTATCTAAAGTAATAGATAAAGCAGAAGATAAAGGATTCCTTTACCAACTCATTACTGAGTGGCCAAGGGAAAGGCAAGCGGCATTCGCTCTTGCTACGATACTAGAGGAACGACTAAACTCGTCCTGGCAAGAAGAAGGGGAATAAATGGACATCTCAATGTTCGTTGAATCGTACGAGCCTACTATGGGCAACCACCGTCGTCAGATATTGGTGGTCCCATACAAGGACGGCATCAATCTCTACTCTCGTGTGACTGATGGTACTAAGGGCACTCACAATAAGTGGGAGCCAACAACCCTAGACACACTAACAAGTGAGGTTAAAGATAACGAGCAAACAACTCGTCGTCCGGTAGGTGTGTACGTAACATCTGCTGATGTGCGTGCCATTGATAGCAAGGGCTATTCTCCAGTCCTAACTACCAAGGCAGTAGGCGCACATAACAAGTCCATTGCAGAAGTTAAATCCGATGTAATGGATATCGTAACAAGCTTCTACTCTCAAATCGAGGTAGGAGATGACCAACTGGAGGAATACGTGATAGATAACCGAGCAACAACTAGCCCGCTAGTCGTTCCCGTGCCAACACAAACACTCGATGCTCCGGCCCAACAAGCCGCTCCTGCATTCAATGTGTCGTTGGCCACAGTTCCACCATTGCATCTAGCACAACGCTATGTGCATCGCAAGGTCTACAACGTTGAAGACTTTGCTATCTTTGATACCGCTCGTGCTGATGGTATCAACGTGCTTATCTACGGCCCAACCGGCCCTGGTAAGACAACAGCTGTAGAAGCGTGGGCCGCTGATCGTGGCTTGCGTATGGCTACAGTATCTGGCAATGCATCTATGGAGTCACGCCAGTTGTTCGGTGGCTTCATTCCTGACGGCAATGGTAGTTATGGCTGGATTGACGGTCCAGTAACTGACGTTGTCCGTAACGGTGGTGTTCTACTACTGGACGAGATGAACTTCATCAGTCCTAAAATCTACACCACACTCTATCCACTAACCGATGGTCGTCGTACTATCACTCTGCTCGACCATATGGGCGAGACAATCACAGCGCATCCTGATCTTACGATCTTTGCGACTATGAATCCTGACTACGTAGGTACAACACCTCTAAACTATGCAATGCGTAACCGCTTTGATATTCAGTTGCTGTGGGATTACGACGATGCTGTCGAGGAGAAGCTTGTTAGTAGCAAGGCTCTTCGTACACTAGTCAAGTCTCTTCGTACTGAAGCAGCTAAGGGTCAGTACGATACTCCAATATCTACTAACATGCTGATCGAGTTCAGTGACTTTGTAACCAAGCTTGGTTATGACTTCGCAGTTGAGAACTTTATCGCTCACTTCGGCTCTGACGAGCAAGCGTCTGTGCGTCTGGTCTTCCAGACACATCAGTACAACATCCAATCTGACTTCGGTATTGCACCGGAGATCAAGAACGATGAGTCAGAATCAACACAAACACAATCTGATCGTTTAAAAGCATGGGTCGCAACAGCCAATTCAATGACGGTCTAAGGAGGTGGTAAATGTTTGACGACAATCTAAATGAGCGTTATATGGAACAGCGTGATGAGGAATCTCAATTACGCTCTATCAGACTAAACGCTCTATGCCGTGTCTACGAACAAGCTGACAGGGTTATTACCGGTGATCCGGTTCTAGTCCACGTGGTGCCTGATGGTCCTGCGCCTGCTTGGTCTGATGGCCAGGCTATCTACATCAACGCTAGTGAGATCGAAGACATTGATCTTGAAGCGTTATCTCAGGTCAATGGCCTGAACTTCCACGAGCTAGCTCACCATCTGTATACTCCCCGCAAGGGAACAGTATTCATGAAGGAAGTTATCAATCGTGGACTAATGCGAGCGGCCAATATGCTGGAGGACCAGCGTATCGAGACGTTGCTTGTAGCCCGCTATCCATCAGTAGCGCCGTTCTTAACTGCAACGTGCGCTCGTTATCTAGGTAGTACCCCTGAGGAAGCGGAAGGTGCTTATATGCTCCTACGTGGTCGCAGGTATCTACCTATTCAGATACGTGAAGCATTCAGGGACTTGTTCTATGAGCCTAAGCTCATCCCTGTAATTGCTGACATCGTAGACCAGTATAGGTTGCTTGTATTCCCCCGTGATTACGACAAAGCAATCGAACTCATCCAACGTTGGAACGATGAGGTAATCGGCCAGTTGCCTAACCCACAGAATCTTCCTAAGGGTATGACCGGCTGTACTGATCGTGATGCCGTAGGTAAAGGTCGTCCTGAACCTGGCAAAGCCCAGGAGAAAGACGCTGAACGTGCCAAGGGTATGGGTAAGGCGGAATCAACTACGCCCAACACAAACAAACCCACAGCACCTGCACCAACAACACAGCAAGAAGCACTTGATATGGCAAATGCTAAGCCAAAAAATGGTGAAGCATCGCCCCCATCAATCACTCCTGGTACAGGCCATCATGAAAGCCTAGGTGGTATACCAGATAGTGTGCACGACATGCTAACGGATGTTATTGACACCGTTATGTCTAGCAAGGAAGTGCTTCAAGATCTAAAAACCAAGCAAAAGGTAATCGTAGGTGGTGACGGTAAGCATACCGATACCATCAAGCGTGGTCGTTATGACACAGCGCCTGTTCCATCAGACGCAATGGTTACCTATCGTAAGTTCGCACGTGAACTAGAACGCTTACGTGATGAATGCGAGCCTGCTTGGCACAAGGAAGAGGCTAGTGGCAAGCTCAATGTCCAGCGTGTTATTCGTGGATGTGAGATTGATGAAGCCTTTGACCGCTGGGATGAAGGCACGGATGGCACTGATGTGGAGGCTGTGATCCTCGTGGATCGTTCAGGCTCTATGTCCGGTGGCAATGACCGTGACGCATCCATTGCGTCTTGGACTATCAAGCGTGCACTAGAAGGCATCGGCGCTCCGGTGACCGTGTACTCGTTTGATGACGAGACGGAGTTGGCTTACAATCGAACAGAACTAGCCAACAAAACATATTACAAGTTCATCTACGGCAGTGGTGGCACAGAGCCTTATAGTGCCTTGCTTGCTGCAGAGCAAGTTCTTCTATCATCTCGTAAGAAGAACAAGATGTTGTTCATTGTCACTGACGGCGCCTTTGGCACTAAAAGTGACGAGGTTATCGAACGTATGAGTAAGCGTGGCATTCTTACTGCTATGTCCTTAATCATGGGTGACAAAGACATGGAGTTCTACCGAGAACGGTATAACTATACTGAGGCTACATTTAAACATGGTGTGGAGATCTTTGCCCGTATCACTACGGCCCGTGATCTTCTGCCATTTGCTAAATCAGTAGTCACCGGAGCAATCAGAAAGAGAGGAAGATAATGTACACAATATATGACAGTTTGACGGAAACCTTAATCGAGGTATTCAATGACTATGAATCAGCACAGATGTTTCTGCTTCATATCTCAGACGAGGTAGCAGATGGTGGGGCTAACCTGTCTATCGAAGCTATCACTCCAGCACACGAGTGGGCTCAAGATAATGGCATCATGTTGGCATCATTAGCATGACCACTCGTCAAGAAGATCCGGCAGCATGGCTCAGTGAGATGTTGAGGCAGAGAGAACTTGACCTGCTCAACACAAACAAAGCCATCGTACGCAACCTACTAGTCAAGCATGGGGCTGAAGATCTTATCCCTATGCTGTTGGAGGACTAATGATCAAATGCAACCTATGTAAGAACGTATTGGGCCAAGACGACTCGTACGTAGTTCACAGTCAGACAGCAACGTGCTGGGACTGTTACTTCGGAGAAGACACGGGAGAACGATGGTAAATACATTCCTGCCATATGCAGACTTCAAGCAAGTGGCGCAATCTCTAGACGATAGGAGACTCGGCAAGCAACGTGTAGAGGCGTTGCAGATTCTGAGGGCTAACCTGGGTCTAACTGTGGGATGGCGCAATCATCCGGCCGCTGTAATGTGGCGGGGGCATGAAGGTCTACTAGCCAAATACACCATAACAATCTGTAATGAGTGGACTAAGCGTGGCTATGTAGACAATACCAAGCAGCAAGTGATCGAACTCATGAAGCAGTACAACCTAAAGCCAATCAAGAAGCCTTGGTGGCTTGGGGCCAGCACTTTTCATGAGAGTCATCAGTCTAACCTCAAGCGTAAGCTTCCAGAGCATTACGACTTTGATGTAGCTGACGACATGCCATACCAATGGCCAACCCCGGAAGGTACGTTCCGAACAACTAAAAAGGAGAAAGAATGATAACTACAACCCGCAAAGAAGCAATCACCTTGATTGAGGAGAGCATCAACAATGTTATCCCTCTGCAAGATGACAGGCTTGAGAAGGTCATTTACGCAGTTAACAATGACCTCGCAGTCAGGGACTGGGTCTTGGGTATGCCTAATAGGTTTACCCTTGAAGAGTCTATTGACTTTGTACGTTATATGGCCGTGCACACCACAGCATTGGATAGTGTGCCGTTCATCACAATCAATGCCGTGTTTGAGTATGAGCGTGGCAATTCAGACAAGGCTCTGTTAATGATTGACTATGTCAATGCGGTTAATAATAACTACCCATTGGCTAAGCTAATCACCAGGATTTTTGATGCAGGTTGGGCACCAGAAATGTTTGCCCAAATGCGTCAAGATCTGGACGCCAAAGTAATGGCGGAATGCAATGAAGAACCAATCAGAGAGGAAGACAACTAATGTCAGACAAAATCATATGGCAAGCAGCAATAACAGCAGATATGGTAGAAGACTGGACAGGGGATGAGATTGAAATGCTCATAGCTGACCTAGATGACGCAGTTAAATCAACCTATGAAGATTGGGAGCTACGTGACTAAATACAGAGTAACTATCCATGAGCACATTATCAGTGATCTTTGGGTGGAAGCAGACAGCCAAAGTGATGCCAGAGACATAGCCGAGGAGCACATCAGCGAAGGCTTCAACGGATGGGTTGTGGATGAGATGGCCGGTTGGATCGAGACCGGTGACATCGAGGAAGTTTGACCAACACAAACAACCCAGTTATACTATATACAGAAGGGAAGTAAATGAGCGATGACAGTGACCTATATGACCTGCGCCTTACCTTTAGGGTTAAACTAAAGAAATGGCGTGTAGACGACCAGCATGACCGTAACAATCAAGAGTGGTCTCTAAGATTCTGGGATAGAAACCTAGAGGAGTGGAAGATCGCTAACGAGTCGGATCTAAATAGGCCAGGTGAGCAGGGATATATCGAAAGCATACAAATCATTACTAATAAAAAGGGAGGGTGAGCATGTAATGCAATTTGCACAGTTTACAATCAAAACCAAGGAGATAAAGAAACTGGTAGACGCCTTAGAGACAGCCGGATTAGAGGTCAGCATGACCAACGGCAAACACCATGTAAAGGTAGTCAATCCAGGGACTAAGAAAGTAGTCTTCTTTGGACCGCAATCTCTGGGCGACCCCAGAGCTGGTAAGAACATACTAAGGGACCTGAAGATGGTCGGATTCAATCAACAAATAAAACTATAAGGAGGGCCTCATGGCCAAGGTAACTAAAACACTAAAGGCAACACTAACCAAGAACTTGTCAGTAGAGAAGGGTGGGGCATGGCTTCTCACCATCACTGAGAGTCATCTATCTGATAGGCCTACACATTCTGCATGGGCCAACCCATCTGCTGCAAAGCGTTTCTTGAAGCAGTGGATTATTGAGAACACACCACGCAAGTCAATCAAGATGGTAGTTGGGGCCACAAATGACCTAGGTAAGCCAACCCATCTATCAGGTGAGCTAACATGGAAGGCTGATGCATGATGGACATGGAGACTGTACTACCCCGTACCTGCAATATGTGTCATGGTACGGGGGTCGTTTACTGGGAATCAGATGACGACTTTGATGTAGAACAATGCGAGTGCCAATACAAAGGAGAAACAAGTGCCTAAGTTCCGTGTACAGTTTGATACAACCCGCCAAGGTACATTTATCTTTGATGCTGAAGATAAGGACCACGCAATAGAAATATATACCGGCCTAGTCGAGGGTACGACATACCCCGATCAAATTGATGGCTATGAGGATACAGAGGTATCAGACAGCACATACTATGAGCTAACCGATAACTCAGGTAAGCACATAGCTGACTAATAGATAACCAAAAAGCCCCCGGCTCTTAATTGAGTCGGGGGCTTTATGTTTGTGTTGGCCTTTTTTGGCCTACTCGATAGGGTCAGTAATGTCGTTTTCTAACTCGTCAAGGTCATCCTCATCGAAGTCGAAGTCATCAAAACCATCTTCGAAGTCATCTTCGAAGTCTTCGTCGTATAGGTCTGGGTTAATCTCGTCTGACATGTTTCTCCTTAGGCGTTATCTTTGATTAGTTTTACTTCACACGCATCTGTAGTGCAATAGGCCTCACCGATTGCATCAAATGCCATGCCTGCATACACACCGCTCAAATCAATTGGGAAGTGGGTCATGCGGGCTTCTTCGTACTCTTCAGCATTACTCTGGGTGTAAGGCATCTGAGGATATAGCGTATCATCCATTGCAAGGAACGATACGGTCTTTAGTTGACCATCATACATATGCAATACGGTTCCGATTGCATCAGACTCGGTCTTTGGGTCAAACGATACGGTAACAGAAACAGAGTTATCTGACCAGTACCTCTGAGCAGTGGCAGCGATTGCCATCTTCTCATAGATAGAGACTTCCTTCTCAGAACGCATAGCATCTGACTTCACTGGGAAGTATACAACAGATGTTCCGTCCGGATCTGAAGCTGATGGCTCAACCTTGTAGTTAGCCATCTTGAACAATGGGAGCATAGGGTCGCTATTAGAGAACCTAATTGTGCGCATAAAGAACTTACCGCCTGGAGTCCAGTGAACTCCTGGGGATTCTCCCGCTAGGATTGAGACTGTGCCGGATGGCTTTACTGTGGTCATCTTGATTGACTCACGGATACCAAGCCATTCGGAGTAACTCTTATCATAGCCTTGGATGACTGCATAGCCGTCGTCCATCCAGGTACGAAGCAAGGGAAGACCCTTCGTATCTGCAAAGTTTGCGATACCGGAGATTGAAGTACCGATGCGGCGGTTGCGCTGCATGATGGCGTTTGTCTCTTCCCAGTGGGTAGGGATGAGAGTTACAGTCTTGGCATAGAGATAGGCGAACTTGAGCGTGCGCTTAAAATCTTCCAGGCTGTCGTGGCGCCCAATGTAGGTCTCTACCAATGTACAGCACTCCATTGATTCCAATGATTGTTCAGCACATGGGTTGTACCCGGCCGCTCTCCAGTCCTTGTTGTTGATCGGATCAGCTAGACGCCCGTACTTACGGGTGGTGTCCATCCAGATCACGCCAGGCTCACCATTGCGGGCAATACCTTCAATGATCTTTGATAGGTCTTGGCCAACCTCTACCTCAACGGAGTTGTTGGACATCCAACCCCAACCAGGATTGGCGGGATCATAGGAGTTACGCTCTGGGAACATCTCGGCGTTCTTAAGATTAATAAACTCTTCGTCATCCAAACGGCCAATTAGGAGCTCAGCTGAGCGGCGGACGTTACCGGAGACTACACACACGCCGATTAGGTTACCGATGTCTGCGATGTCACGGCGAGTCAGCTTTTGGCCAGCTCTGTTATCAAAGATCTTAGCTAGTTGGTCGTGGAGTTTGATGAGCGGATCGGGTCCAGCCGCAGTACCTCCGAAGGTCTTGATTGGAGTTCCGTATGGTCGGATTGCCGAGTAGTCAAATATAGGCTTCTTCGTATCTGGCTTAAGGTGGCTATTGATGAGGGCAGCCGTAGATTCGTACCAGCCTTCTCTGGTGTCGGGGATGACATAGGTGTCTCCTTCTGTAGGTGCATAGATAGTGAAGTCCTTGTCTGCACCCTTGTCATCGAATCCTACGCCTACGCCCAGCATTGATGCCTCCATCAAGAAAGAGAAAGGCTTAGCCGGATCGTTCTTAGTCATAGCATTTGTAGATACAAAGCTGCAGTTCTGCAACGCTGCAGAGTTTTTCTGTTCATTAACCTGAGGAGTTCCCATCATCCATAGGCCTCGGCCAGGTGGGGTCCACTTCAGGTTAAATAGTCGGTCGAAAGCTTCTTTGGCTGAAGTAGCAGCCTTGATATCAGACCAAGGCAGGCGGTTCTGCTTGGCATGGTCTTTTTGGAGAGAGTACATGCCGTTGATGACACGCTCACATACATCTGTCCAAGTCTCTTTGGTACCGTCCTCTTTAAGACGAGAGTAGGTACGCAAGAAAGTAATTTCCCCAAGAGAGTTGCCAGCAGCATCCTGATAACCCCACGGGACCTTCTTTGACCGGTACGGAGTTACAAAATCTTCTGCGAGTTTAAACGAAAACACACATCACCCATTTCTATAGTTTTTGGCTTGTTATCAGGTATTACTTATTTAGATTGTCATCTATGATCTTGCTGACTTCACTCTCATTGAGCCCACCGTTGGGGATCTCCCGCAGTGTATTTGCCCGGTCTCCGAAGAGAGCGGAAAGCATACCACCTGAGGATTGCCGCTGAGCTGTGATCTGGATGAACTCCTTGTTTTCCTCTAACTTCTTGACTTCGCTTACCAATTTAAATAGGCGGTCAATTTCCTGACCGGTGTTAGGATCTGGGTATCCACCGTTCAATTCTTCAGCAAAACGTGCAAAAGCAACCCTAGCGCCCTGCATTTCGATAACTGCGTTGAGCAAACCCTTCAGCTGTTCTTTAGTCTTTACTTCGACTGGGAGGTTAAACGCACAACTGTTGTTAGGTTTGAACGCCGGACAATTCGCCGCAACGAAGCAAGTATTGCATTGCCTGAACGATGAGGTCGTACTTTTAAGGACCGGTACATCACTGATTACATCCCTTCCTAGGTCATCTTTTTCCATGATGGTCTTGTTTGAAACGCCAAAAACAGGCAGCGTCATGGTCTCATTTGGGTCTCTAGGCGTGAATTCTTTCCGCACCTCAACCCCCCTGTTATCAGGTTCCACACCCCTGGTTTCCGCTAAACCTGGATCATCCATTGCACCACTGTTATCAGATAACTTCTTACTATTCAAGGACTTCTCCAACTGCAGGTAGGACCAAATAGCGAGGCGGGTTACCTCGTTACTATCATCATTCATAATCTTATCGAAGTCGAGTCCGGCCTTCTCGATGATCGCCTTGTAGCGAGGACGAGCTTGGTCTTTCTGCTTCTTCTGATACCGGACAAGTCTAGTGCCGTCCCAGACAATAGTCTCACCTCTCATCATTGGGCTAAGCCATGAGAGAGTGCTGGCGGTTGCCAACGGGACTTGTCGTAGATTATCTGGTTTAGCACAGGCAACCCCGTGAAATTCTAGATCTGGGAACTGAGCCAGAAATGCCCTAGAACGTGCTGACAGGCTGGTGTCGTCCTCTAAGGACTCTCCAAGCAGTGCGACGTTGGGATACTGGGATGCCAAGGCGTAGAGGCCATTGTGGCCCGTTTCCTGGTGCCATACCACAGCATACTTGTCTAGCCCGAACTCCTCGCCAAAGGTTTTCCTCTGGTAGTTGATCCAGGTAGATCCAAGAGCTTTGGCATCCAACTCGGTAGCCATAGTGATCCTATCGGCATTGATAGCCAGGAAGTCCTGGTAATCAGCCGCATAGTCCTCTAGCTCTCGCTCCGTCATGTTCAGGTCGTTGACGTTATGGCCGCCACCGTCCAGATAGATCTTTACATCATCTGGGAAGCGATCAGCCAGAATATAGTCTTTGGTCTTTGGCAAGCCACGCTTGACTAGACGCCAGTAGTTGATGCTTATGTGTTTAGCCCCTACAGAAGTAAGGAGAGTTCTATGACTGGGTACTTCTCCGCCCATGAAGACTATGTTCATTCGAACCTACTAGTCCTACTCCCGAGGTGGGCATCTAGCAACGCTAGTCTTTGCCGCTCTACCTCGTCACGGAGGGCATCCCATTGTTTTACTTGGCGCTTTGAGCGCACGAACTTGGGAGATGCAAACATTATGGATGGGACGCCTTTAGCCAGAGCTTCAGCACAGTAGTCAGCATCCGCATCTACGAATAGCTCTACCCTGCCCTTGCTCATAGCATAATCGAGCTGGCGCATCCTTAGTTCTTGGCCCTCAAAGAAGTACCTATCATCATAGACATCGCCGTAACCAAAGATCATATTACTACGAAGCCAGTGCTCAGTCTTTGCCTGTGTCATGTCAGAGGTAATGACAACACGGTAGTGCTCAGCTAAAATACGGAAGAGGCGTACGCCATCAGGGATTGGATCCCCTACTTCCGTCATTAGCACTCCCTCTAGGGAGACCAGTGCTGTTGCCATTTATATCCTCATCTTCGTCCAAATGCTTCTGCTCGCAATGTCTTGCTAGAGAAGCGACCACGTATACCTTGTCACACAGTGCGCATTGCCACGGATTAGCCATGGCCTAAGTATAGTTACTTATACTTGTTTTCGCTCTTCAACTTCTTCTGCTCACGCTTCTCTTTAAGGCTCATCTTTGCCTCTTTTTTATCGTTTGCGTTACCTTTTTGTTCTTTATTGGCCACGAAGTGCTCTCCTAACTAGTGTATTTGTATCGGGTAGCTCCATGCCATAGAGCTCTTTCTGTTTACCGGCATTAAATGCAGTTTGGCTATCCTTGATGGAGCGTAACGCCTGGATAGCACCGGAGCGTTTGCCTGCCTGCCAACGATAGTTGTTGTAGTCGGCGTAACCTTCTCCAACCTTGCTAAAGGCAACATGCCTGCTCTTATGAATATCATCATAGAAGGCAATAGCCTGTTCCATAGCAAGCTTTAGCTTACGCTCTGCGTTAACTTTGTACGCAGGGTTAGTGGAGTTGCGAACCTCATTCAACGCATCAGTGTAACGCTTTACCATTTCGGTAGCGTTATCGTGGTCACGCTGTGTTCGTTGTTCCCAAGCCCTGCTGTACGGAGGTTGTGGATTTAGATCTGGCTTTACAGTCCAAGTATCTGTGGTTAGATCGTAGGCAGCATACGGGTTGATATCACGTATGTCTGACTGAGGATTAACATAATAGGTAAGCTCATAGCCTTCCCAATTAGAAGTCTTAGGCATCAACTCTCTATTGAATCCCTCATTGAATTCTTTTGCAATCTCTTCATCAGAGAAGCCTGAGAACTCTGGATTACTTCTACGGAAGTTAACGTAGTTGATGCCCACTAGACAATCTAAATCACCGGGTTGACGTGCAGCTTCCCATTGGTAAGATACGCCGGATCCGGCTAACCAGACATGTGTCCAAGAACCGGGAGCGTTGTACTGAGTGCCAAGGTAATCAAAGAGCATAGATAGGATACCCATACGGACCCAATGCTTTAGCTCTTCACCCTGAAATAGGTTGGGATCTAGCTCTCGAGAAGGAGCGCTGAAATAGGAAGTAGACCCCGGTGTAATCACCGGGGCTACATCTGAAAAGTCTCCATAATCCATAAGCATATTCTCTACCCTAATCGTCGTTACGTCACGGCATAGAGCAGATTACGCTGAAGGAGTTGCGTCCTCGACTGGTGGCTGCTGTGCTGCAGCAAGGCGTAGAGATACGTATTCTGCGGCTGACTGAGCCTGTAGATCCATAAGGATTTCTGAGGTATAACGGCGAACCTCGATGAGGCTTGCTTCACGCTGAACCGGAACGGTTAAGATACCGGGATTTCGTTCTACATATACGTTACCATCTTCAGTAACTAATACTGCATAACCAAAAGTAATAGTTGGTCCCGTTGCTTCAGCAACGTCGTGTGTGTGGTCTGTGGTCTCTTCTGACATGTCATATCCTATTCGTATAGTCCGGCTTTTTTACGGTTTTGTTCAACTACAAAAGTCTTAGCAGGGCAGAAATCACACAAGTACACCGTTGTACTTGCAGATTTTGCTGCACTTTCAAGACCAAGATCTTTGCGAAGCTCGTCTGTACCTTTAGGAACTAGACGCTTGTTCTTATTTTTCCAATCATAGCACCCTTCTACTGGGCGCAAATGAAGGTTAAAACACTTCATTGCATCTTCATAGAAGGTTGCCTTAGTAGTATAGTAGTCAGGATCAATATCTGCAAGTCCGCCGCCAACTTTGTTACGCAAATTCTTAATTACTTGCTTGCGTACCTCTGGGCGTGAATAGGTTTTGATTCCGATCTTTGATAGGAAACCTGAGTGCGGAATACCAGCAGACTCGTGCTTATCAATCATCACCTGCAGTAAGACGTCATCATCTGGGTGGCCTTCGTAATCTGGCAGTTCTTCGATAGTCTTACAGTTATAGCAATAGAGCAGGCGAATATAAGGACCTTCGTCCTTGATATTTGTCCAGGTCTTGCCTTCATCAGCGGGATTAGCTCCCCCGCCTAAAATTGGTAGTGACATCATGCCCCCTTGTGTTTATAGTATATCCGATAAATTAGGATACGCCAAATCCTAGTCTTCCCAGAAGTTATCTCTCTGTGGGCCAGGAGTCTCATCATCGTAAGGGGTTACAGCCCTGCCACCATTTTGTTCAGCTTGGTCAATAACCGGAGTTACATGGTCAATAGTCAAGCCTTGTTTTCCGTAATCTTTCATAAGGTCTTCGTTTACAGTTGTTTGGCTGCCTGTTGGGCGACCTGAAGTCTGAAGTAATGGTGCTACTCCCATAGCTCTAAATGTTGCATCAGCAGCAGAGTTACGCAAGCCCACCCTTCTTAGGTAGCTACGACGATTGGCCGCCTTATTTCCCTCTGCACTTAGGGACAAGTCTTGAGTTCCAACCAGGGTTGGGTCGTGAAGAAACTGCAATGCATGCACATCGCACATAGCGACTGTTGAGTTACCGTACTTTGAGTGGCCGTCAAACATTAGGTTGCGTGTGGCAGGCAAGTGATTGCGCTTGGTGTACTCGCACTTAGGGCGGGAAGCACGATTAACACGAGGTGTTTTAGCCTCGTCACTTGCATCCAAAGGTATGAACCTATTACGATCATCTACGCCGCTGGTGGCCTTGAGAATAGGCTTTTTCTCAATGGACATGCCACTGGTAGCACCAGTGCCTTCATTGTCGAAAAGCTCCTCGGCACCGACCTGTTGGCCAGTAGAGGTGGTGATGCCTTGGGTACGCTTACCAGATTTTTTTCTTTCTTCTGCCATTATTTGCCCCTAGGTTTGAATGGAATAATCTTAGCTTCTTGCATACCTGTAGTTAAGTCTGCATTGTTGCGACCAAATACGGGATGGTTTGGGGAGCGATTTTTTAGACCACTATCTACAGCATCTAAGGTGGATTCAGGCGTATCGTGATAATCTTCCCAAGGAGTTATGGGAGATCCTGCCGTGTCCCCATCGCTGTGGGTATGTGCAGTACCTTTATGTTCACACGACTTAGAGGTGCAGTCGTCGTTATATACACGCTCCATTAGAGCTCCTACCTATGATCTTAGTAGTTCGCACCCATTTGATTATTAGATACATCAGCTACTGGCATTGGAGAGCGTGGCTTTACTGAGCTCTTAATATCTGTTGGGGCAACCATTGAAGATGCCTCTTGATCAATGAAATCATAGTTCCAGTAAGGATGGAGACCACGGCGGTTGGCCAAAGTGATATCGTCACCGGTGCCTACAGCAACCTCTGTGTTAGGACGGACCTTACGGTACTTACCGTCTGTTGATCCTTCTTCTAGTCCACCATTGAGTGAACGTGAGTTGTTAACTGCCATTAGTAATCCTCTTTTTCATTTTTCATATAGTTAGATATCTTAGCTTGAGTCCAGGGCTTACCATCTTCAGAAAAATGTATACCTGAGGCAATGCCTAAAGCCTTCATTGCAGCTTGGTGGCCGGCAATGCCTCGCTCGGTGGCACGTGCCGCTACAACCTTCTTACGGTTGCGAATCGGACGAATCATAGGGTGCTCCTAATTTGTTAGATATCTAGTAGGAATATTACCATTTCCGTGTAACGCTGGGTCCTCAATCATTACATTTCTTGAGAGCTCCGTAGGTGGAGCAACTGTAGTGGCCGGATTAGCCCCTCTAGGGTTAGGAAAGTTAGGGTTTCCAACCAGCTGCATATCTTTTCCCAGGGCGGCTGTCATGGCCACCTTATGAAAAGAGGGAATAGGGTTCACTTACCGTGAGCCTTCTTCTTGGTTGGGGCAGCTTTCTTATCTTTAAGAGCTTGCTCAGCCATCTTTGCCTTGGCAGCGTCTGCTGGGGTAAGGACCTTCAGGTTCTTGACCTTGTAGCCCTTCATGTGCTCCCCGTTAGGGTTCTTGATCTTTCCTTCTGACTTCTTTTTTGTCATTTCTCACTCATTCCTTGTCTGACAAGCTGTTCCATCTTAGAGCTTCGGCAGTTACCGCAAACGCCCTTATGAACTTGCATAGCTTCGTAGGGACCCATAATGTTGCCGCATGAGCGGCACTCTTTACTTCCGCCATAAATAGTCTCGGTGTAGATATCGCTGTCAGTCATCTTGACCTTTTTCAAAGCTATCATTACGGCCTTCAGACTCCGGCTTTTTAGAGGTGTCACGGTATTCAAATACGATGCCGCTTATAGAACCTTGCTGGGTATCAATAACTCTTTGGTAAATAGGTTGGCTAGCCATTACATGTTCCCCAAATTATTACGTGAGGTGCCTTCATAACCGGCGTTACTCTTTGTGTAATCAACACGCTGTGGCTCATCATAAGCCTCGTTGACGTCCATTACATCCATAATCCCCAGCTCACGTGTGCGATACCCAAAACGTGGTGGGAATAGGTTTACCTGAGGTAGCGGTGGACGTACGATATCTTGCAATAAAGCTGCAGGCATAGTTAATGAGTAAAGGGCACGAGTCATTAAACCTTCTTGCATAGAGCTGAAGGGACCCATGTAGTCATAGCGAAGAAGGCTTGGTTCAGGCTCGTCGTTAACAATAGGACGACCCTTGCTATGATCATAAACACCATCTTGGTTCATTCTGGGGCCTTCCAGTCAATGTTACGAGGCGAACCGTACCTACGGTCAATCTCAACGGGTGTGATTCTCTTGATAGGCTTAAAGCGATTTTCTCTAAAAGCTGACTTAAGATCATTGGTATTATACGTGGCTCCGGTAAGTCTGTCTGTAGCTATACGAGGTCCACGGAAAGTTCTGTTTTCAAATCCAGCATTGCGGCGATCTGGTTGATTATGTGTATCGTAAGGTGTCTGACCATTTCTACGCATGTTGTTATTAGCCATATCAGCGTTAAGCAAGCGATTCTTAAGGTCCTCATGGATATGACCCCAACGAAGCTCTCGAGCTTGTTGGTCCTCACCTTTAGTAGCTGGGTGTGTGCCGTAGCGTAGGGAGGCCATATGATCTGCAACATCTCTGGTACTGAACCACACACGGTGCTTACCTAGTACACCTTGGTTTGTTCCCCCACCTTGTCCTTGAAATTCAATGTGCTGGTTGATGCCGGTTTCCCAAGCAAGACGTGCACTATCTTTTCTACCTAGAATCTCACCTAATTTACCATGAGACATAAATGGGATGCCGTCATCATCAACAGGAACATCTTTAGCTTGTGAATCAACAAGGGGAACTCCAGGAAAGACTGCACCTGGCCGCACACCTTTAGCAGCACGTTCTTCAGGTGTAGGATTCCAAGCGCTACCATCATAGGTATTGGCCTCATCCTTACCTGATAGTAACTGTGCTTTTAAAGAGTCATCCACTATTGCCACCTAGGCTTTAGATGGGAGAAGGTATCTGCTGTGCGAGGATTGAACTCGGCAGGGACATTAGCTGAAATATTAGACTTACCATCGTTAACAAGATGCGGTGCTGGGGCTAGCTGAGTTAGAGGAGAGTTCCTCTTCATGTCCATAGTAATAGAGCCGTCGTTATCTACAAGCTGTGGACGTGCCATAACTCTACGATCTGGCTGCATGTTCTGTGGCCACAAGTACTGAGCCGGATCAATGCGCTCTCCACGGTGCACGCCACGTTGGTATGCACGTTGGTTCTGACGATTCTTAAGAGAGTCAAGAACTACATCTGAGACTGCATAAGGCTTGCCCTTATCATCTCGACGTGAGCGAATAGATCCTAGGTAACCGTCTGGATACTCTGCTTGAGGGGCACGGCCAATACCGATGCGGAGGAAGTCCATCTCGCTTCGTGGGACGACAGGAGTACCGCCACCACCTGTAGTGGTGTACGCTCCAATGAAACCGCTAGCACCTAGGTACTGCCAGTTTTGATGCGACTCAGCCATGTTTACTCCTTAGACGGTTCCAGTATACCCGTAAAAGCAAAAGGCCGGGGTGTAATTCCCCGGCCAATTACCTAGAGTAATTACTTGGCTGCTTCTACAGCTGCCTTAGCAACGGCCTTTTGAGCATCTGCTACTGCAGCAGTTGCTACAGAGCTGATGGCTGCGGTAGTAACTGCATCAAGATGCTCCTTCTTAGCAAGCTCGTTGATTGTACCCTTTGGATTAAACTTAGCGACAAGTGGGCCAACTACACCGACTACGGCTGCAAATGCAATGTGGCGCCAGTGGTGATTACCTGTCTGATAGATAGCCACAGCTGCTGCTGCAGTTGCGTAAACGTAGTGCTCAACAAGAGCCTTTTCTGATTGTGGTAGATGCATTTATTTTCCCTCTGTAGTAGTTACATTGTTTACGTAAGGCGTAACAATATGGGACTCAGCCTGAACATTAGGCTGTGAAGACGAGAAGCTTGGCTGAGCCGTACCTGCTAATGCTGCCGATGCTGCAAGGCCAATATGCTTGATATCCGGTGCAAAGCCAGATGCGGCCCAGGCGCTAAACCCGGCTGAACTGGCAATTCCCATTGACACAGGACTCTTAAAGTTGAACTTAATCATCTTTATCTCCTTCTACTAATAGTATACAAGGTAATACAAGTACTTGCAAATTATGGACGGGTATCGTCTACGCCCATATGATCCATAATCAGGTTGATATGCCTGCGCATTTCCTCAATATGATTATGGGTTGCCTGATCTAGCTTTAGATCCTTACTAATAATGCGCCTATCTTCCTCACCTGAACGGTTAGTAGCGTTCAAGATCAACCCGGATAAAAGAATAGACTCCAAAGAAACTATGAGAGTTAAGAGTCCGTACGGGAACGGCTCTATGGCAAAGACTACCCAGCTTCCCCACCAAAGCAGGTGAAAGATAAAGAACCAAGGGGAACCAAAAGATATTGCAGCCCAGTCAGATAGCTTCTGAAACAACTTCATTAATAGCCTGCCTTTGCTGCCATGGATAGGTATGTATTTTTACCAACGACCCCAGCTTTTTTCTCTGCGGTCAAACCTGGGTACTTAGACTGATACACAGGAATCAAAGCTATCTCTTCTTGTGTAAGAACATTGGATACTAAGTTCATTGGGAGTAAACCAGCGTTAGCTAAAGCCCTAGCTACTATCAACTCAGATGTTCCCTTAGCCCCAACTTTAAAGGCGCTAGATCCTGGGAAGGGTGGCGCAACAATAACGGTGGTCTTAGTTGTTGGTGTAGAGGTTGTAGTATGAGTAATACCTGCAGCACCGGCACCTCCTAGAGCTGTAACTCCGGCAACGCCTGTAGCTAAAGCTTTGTTATTAACAGCCTTGCTTGTTGTAGGCTTAACTGCTCCAGGATATTCTGGGCGAACAATAGCTAATACATAAAGATATGGGCGATGGACACGAAAACAACCATCACCATTAGCAGGGTTACCAGTTGATTTATCTGGGCCTGTGTTAAATCCGATGCAAGTGATTCCATCACGAGAAGCGTTCTCAATAATCTCTACGTGGTCTGCAACACCATTACCGGACCAGGAATAAAATACTAGGTCTCCAGGTTGCCCTTCATACTTTCCTACAACACGGCCCTTCTTCTGAAACCATGTTAAACCGGCTGGGCAATAGGAGAAACCTTTTTCAGTCTGTGCAGCTACCAATGCAGATAGGCCTGCTTGAGCAAAGACCCAACTAACACCCATAGCGCAGTAGCTCTCATTAGGAATACCGTACCAAGTTCCATAAGGATTCTCGTTGTTTGGACCTTCTATAAAACCTATTTGAGTTTGGGCAATATTTACAATATCCAATCCACTACTCATGTGTTACCTCCGCTGCAGGATCTGTTCCTGTCTTACGATACCTAAATGTTTCCCAGAGTGGGGCTGGGATCTCGTGGATACCAAAACGTGTACGATGATGAGCCTCACACAAAACCTCAAGATTTCCTGGGGATTCGATCCACTCCTGGAATTCCTCATCAGTTTCAAAATGTAGGCCAAAAGCCTTCTCAACCTTATGCATGTCCATATTGTTGATTTGGCTAAACTCTATGTGGCTGTGATGTAGCTCGGGGCCGCCAGAACACAGGTCATCGTCAATTATGCACTTCCATAGGCCTTGCTTTTTAATCCTAGCCTTAGCCTGATTGAACAAGTGGTAGTGCGGATCTGTCTCACGAGGCTCATGGGCAGGGATAGAGACAGCAAGGTGAAGATTCATTGCTTGCTTATGTGCGTCTGTCACTGGTAGATTAACCTCTCTGCTAGATCACCCGGTGTTACAAGGGCATCGGGTTTTTTACTTAGTGAATAGTTTGCATGCTCATAGGCTTCAGATACAAGCTCTGAACAGATAAAGCCTTGTCTCCTAGCTAGGGATACCCATAGCTTAGTTGGAGGTAATTTTAAACCAAAAGCACGTAGGAAGATTACAAAGATATCTAGGTAGCCATACGGATTACCAATTTGATCTACAGCGTAATCTACGATGATCTTGCGCTGTTCGTCAGTAAGGCTGTACTCATGTTGATTCCAAGCTATTACCGGATATTCATCTACTTTGCCAAAAGTAACGCCAGTAGGTCTAGCCTCAATAAGTGCTCCATCGCCAATGTAGATTACGGCGTGATTCCACCTACTTGTTGTGGTTAATCTGATGAGTCTGCCAATAAAGCCGTTAGTCTTTACTACGCCGTAGTCACCAGGACGAGGCGTGTACGACATTATTCTGCCTCTACGTCGTCTACGTGTTGTTCGAAACGACCCTCTAATTTAGCAACCTTTAGTCCGATCTTTTCTTGATGTGCCCTAAGCTCTTTAAGAAGAGGAATAATCTCTAGGTTGATCTTGTCATTAAGGGATGAGCCGTGGTTTGGGCGTAATTCTGATAGGTAGTGCTTGATAACCCAACGGAATGAGAAACCAAAAGCACCAATAATAGCCAAAGCAGCAGAGATACCCTGCAAAATATTAATAGTATTGTTGCTCACAGAGTCTCCTCTAATAGATAAAGCCGGCGTATGCACATATTGTGCACTACACCGGCTTATCTGTATCGCTAAACGTAACTACTGAACTGCTAGTCTTGTAGATACAATCTCTTGTCCACGGTACATAGTCTTACCTTTATGAATGTGAACTTGATCAAAGTGGAAGCTATCATCATCCCCATCTTTAAAGAAGATAACGCTTACTCCTTGCTGCCAGTTCTCAAAATACTGTAGAGCTTGACCTTTGACATCAACACCGCCCTTAACGGAAGGGACTGCACCGTCAACCCTGCAGAGGCATCCCGGGCTAAAAGAGACACTTTTAATGGCCTGGTCACGATCAAATACAGTCTTGGATTGCTGTTCCATGCGATGAATATGACCAAATAACGTAGAGATATTTGGATTCGAATTCGCATATTGTGCAGCCGTTGAGCCAGAAGAGTTAGCACGATCACCGTGCATAGCACGAAGACGCTTATTAATCCAGTGTGCAGCAGCTGGGTAGCCATCAATAAACTCCACTCCTAGTTCGTCACAGCGTAATAGATTCTGCAAGCTGTTTACAGGCCATGAGTTTGGCATATTAGCCACCTTCAAACCATAAGCTGCAGCAGCATTTGTATTGATGAAGCGGTTAAGACGCTTGTCGTGGTTTCCTTCTAGAAGGATGATACGAGCATCTGCACCGGCCTCAGCACGCTGCTCTGCTAAGAACAAGTGGCCACGATCAATAGCCAACTGTGCGGTATGCGCAAAGACAGCTTCTTGTTCATAGGTGCCGTACATAGGTAGGTCTAGGAAATCCCCTAGGTTAATTACCTGATCTACAGGATGGCCATGATCTAAACCTACTACCTGAAGCGCTACGTCCATAGCGTCCTCATCGTGGAATGGGTCTAGCGTACCGTCTTCATAACGGCGATAGCCAATCTGTGGGTCTGGAAGTGCTACTGCAACTTTCCAGTTACTGCTAATTAGAGCAGGTGTACGAACCTTTGGCTGTACAACTGTAGGTGCGGCCTGCTGTACAGGCTGCCACTTTGGACCCTCGTTCCAAGCAGGAGACAAGATGATCTTAGTGTCATCAGGGTTATTAGACAAACTAACCTTGCTGATCTTGCCAACATCTTCTGGAGTTAGTCCGTTAGCTTTAAGAAGCTTTTCAATAGAGTTAATGGCATTGTTGGTAACGACCTCTGCCTTGGCCTCGTTATATGATTCGCCTAGCGACATCCGCACTCTCCTAATCTATGTGCACGGAGAGACGAGATACTAAAGGTAGCCCCGGCATCTTTGTAAAGGTTATATAGATTCTTATTGGAGAACTCATCGTCTGAAATAGACTGATTGAATGCGTCTCTATCTGCGCCCTCAAACTGAATGCCCCACTGAGCTACAACACAACGGTTTGCAGCGTTTTCGATTTTTGCTTTTTCGTATAGCCCTTGTAACACATTGCCCCCAATGTTTAGATTAGCAGAGCCCTGTTACAGGCCCTGCTAATAGTATATCCGATTTAGTAGGAAGTTTCCATTCCTTCAGACCATGAATCCTTCTGACGAATGACTGATGGGCTGATGATCTTGCTGTTAGCCTGTGTAAGACCAGCAGCAGGTTCTGTCTGTGGTGCATAGCTTGCCTTAACGCCGTAGCGAGCGCCTAGACGCTCCTGTCCTGCGTAAGGACGGTTAGCACGGTTCTTCTTTGTGCCTGCTGCGGTAGGATCACCGGCTGCAGTGTTCTTCTTCTTTACAGGTGTTCCTTGTTCAGGCTTAGCTGAAGGAGAAGTGAATGAAACAGGCTTCTGGCCCATTGGCTCACGTGGTGCGCCAACCTTTGCCATTCCCGCCAATGCTTCTTGTTCTGGAGTTGCCATGTTGGTACCTAACTGTTAGAGATCTCTTGGTACTAATAATAGATTAACTTACCGAGATTGTAAAGACTATTGCTGAGATGTTGCCATCCCTAGACTCTACAGTGGTAAATCCTGGACGGCAGCTAAGGTCTAAACCACGAGGGGCTACATAGCCTCTTGCGATTGCAATTGCCTTTACTGCCTGGTTTACTGCTGATGCTCCTACTGCCCGGAGCTTTACCTGTGGTGATTCATACAGTGCGTGTGCAATGGCTGAGCCTACGGCTTGGGCATTAGATCCAGCGCCTACACGCAAGAATCCGTCTTCTTTTTCTTCATTCACGATTTGTAGTCCTTTAGGTTCGATTTTTAGTCGCCCACCTAGGAACATATCTTACGGTGTATCGCCGTATCCCGCATCCCTAATTAACTTCACAAAATCTTCTAACCGAAGGCAGGTCATAAACTCCCCTACAGAAGCCTCCCCTTGGCCGTTTAAGCGGAGAACTACCACAGGTAGATCATTCTCATTAGCACGATCCTTGAGCTGCTTCATGGCCCCGCTAGGGTTGAAATCAGCCCTAGCCTTTACTTCCCAATCAATACCAACAGTACCGGTAATATCAGTGCCAGATCTACCAGCACCCGTACTTTCTGCGAACGGAAAGCCTCGTTTAGCAAGATACTCAGCTACTAACTTCTGTGTCCGGTAGCCCCGGTGTTTCCGACTCTGGCTCGGCATATAGACCCTCCCGCTTTAGATACTCGTCAATAATAGTTTGGTTTTCAGCTATTTGGTCCTCTAGCATAGCGATCTCACCATCAGTAAGTTTATCCTTACCTTCTTCAAACATCTGCTTACCCAAGTAGTGGGCCTGCATGAAGCGAGACATATTAAACCGCTCACGGGCTTTAAGAAAGAGCTGTTGCTCTTCGATACGTGCGGCGATCTTTTCCTGGCGCTTACTCATGTATTGAACCTCCTAGTCCTAGCTCGCATGCCTCCACCATCGGATGTGCGGCGGGTCAGCTCACGAGACACTACTTGTGAATCCCTCTCAACATTGAGAGTTCTTGTTTCAATGATCTTACGGAAAGCATACTTAACATCTAGATCATGCTGCAAATCTTTAACCTCGGTAGTAGAAGCGATCTGAGCTTTGATCAAGGCTACACGATCTCCCTTTGCACCAGTCCAATGCCGCAGCATACTGGCAGCTTCCTGGGTGTCAAGGTTTCGTTGAGCTTCTCTCTCATTAATAATAGCAATAGCGTGAGCACCGGCTAGGTGGTCGTTCCATTGCGTAAACTGAACAAAGAGATCCATGAGACCTTCGTCATCCAGCTCAGTAATGTCACGGGGTAGCGCCGGAATCTCGTACTCAGGCTTTGCAGTCAAAGAGAATCCAAGTTCGTTAACTGCGGCTAACACATCTCTACTGATACTCATTTTGCCCCCCGACATTTTTTACAGACTTTTTGTTTCATACCGTGAAAGTCAAGTGTCTTACACTCTGTTGAGTAACTACCACACTCTCCACAGTAACCTTTGTTATCGTGCACCTTGCTCACTTTGCCTCCTGGAATGGGGCGCAACGTGTGCAGCCCTTTTCAATGTTTATACTACAAAGCGGTGGGCGGTCGTTGTTAGCAGCCCACGCTACATCTAGAGCCTTGTCAAAGATTTCCTTTGTAAACTCTGGATTGTAAGCTACAACAAACTCTTTGTACTCTTGGTTAGCCTTAAGCTCATAGATAAAGACAATCTCTTTGGGAGCAGAATCTAGCGACCCCTCCTCAACCATCAGATGGCAAAGGTGGAGGTAGACCTGACCCTGAAGCTGGTGTGCACGGAAAGGAGTCTTGATGTTTTTCCAAGCAAGCTCTACGTTACCGTTAGCCTGCTCCATTACAGCAGGAGCTTCCATGCGTATACCGCCAGAACCTAGGGACTTGATCTCAATTAAGCAATCATCGCCTAGACCTTTGATCCAGCCGTCAGCATGTCCACGCATCATATGCTTATCGCTACGTAGAGGCACTTCCATGTAGGTAGGGATCTCTTCCCAACCTAAGTCAGTAAAGCTAGATGATGATGACCAGAAAGGTGCTAGCTTTGGCGTAGACCACTTACCATAGAGAACGCCCATCTCTTTAAACCAGTTCTGCCACTTAGCGTGGATGGTGTGGCCCTCTGCAAAGATAGATGCAAGTCGGGCTGTAGGCTTATCTCGAGTCTCTACATAGTTACCCTTAAGTGCGTGGTACTGCGCAAGTGCACACCAATCATCTTTAATAATATCTGAAGGGTGGATGTAGCTCATGTCCCGATCATCGAACGGACGGGACAATACGTGGCGCTCTACAGCACCCATTAAACGAGTCTCACGCTTACTGGTTGCTAGAAATGCCTTTAGATCTTTACTGGCAATAGTCTTAGGTTTGCCCATACTTTCTGCCCTCTTTCTCCAACCACTCATCTAGAGTGATCCCCTGTTTTTTGATCTTACGCTCTACAGCATTTCTTTCTCTATGCGACATGCCGCCAAATATTCCGTGCTGCTCCGATACCAGTATAGCTTCCTTAAGACACTCTTGTCTAACTGGGCAAGGAGGGCGACCGTCCTTACCCCAACAAATAGCTTTAGCTTTATCTGCAATCGGTTTGTACAATGCTTTATCTCTTGGAGGAAAGAAGATCTCTGTGTCTTCTCCCTGACACTTGGCGTCATACCGCCAAGTCCATGATGGGTCGTCTGAGTAACGCAATACCATTTATTAGTCCAATTCGTTGTGGCCCCCCACACCGCTATTGTACATGGCATTTGTTAATTCATGAAAATGGTGCTCTTGGATAATCACATAGTCTTGGCCATCTAGGTGAAAGGCCAGCACCGGCTCCCTGCTGTCTAAGATAGCCTCTGTGGTTATCTTGTCCAGGATAGAGGACTGGATGCTAAAAGACTTCTTACTGGTCCACTTATGCTCGAACAGGTAGTGGTCATTTCTGACATCACCTTTACGAGACCAAAAGGATCCTGAACCAGCACTGCGCTGGCCACCCGTTAGGGCAGCCAGACGCTTCTCGTGCTTAAGGGACTGCTTCTGACCCTCACTCTTCATCAGGAGTCTCCATCATTAGGGCTGGGCTGTTCTTAAGGGTATCCATAACTGCAGCGCTAATCTCGGAACTGAGGTCCAACTCTTCACGAAGAGAGTCAATCAGAGCCTGTGCACCCTGCCACTTACGATCCTTATAATACATCCAGCCGCCACGACGTTCTACAATGCCATTCAAGATGGCTAGAGAGACAATCTCTTTACCGGTGTCATAGCTACCGGCATCAATAGGCCCACCCTCTGAGAAGTAGAAGTCCAGGTAAGCAGTCTGCTGTGGGGGATAGGTCTTGTTCTTAATAGTACGGACACGAATCGTTTGCCCCACACGACGCTTCTCTTGTCCGGTGCCTACCTCGAGCCAATCGTCACGCTTTACTTCGCAACGAACGCTGTAGGCGTAGTCTTTGCCAAGACCTCCTGGTGTTGTACGAGGGTCGCCGTGCATGACGCCGATCTTCATACGGTACTGATTGATCATAATGCCCAGCACTGGACGTTCTGATTCGATAAGGTCACGCTTGGTAGCGGACGAAACTTTACGGAAGAACTTGTTGGTTATTAAAGCTCCTCGTCCCACAGTAAACTCTCCCATGTGCTTTTCATCTTCTGCACTAGGAACAAGAGCAGGAAGGCTGTCAATAACAACCATGTCAACCGCTTTGCTTTCCATGAATTGAATAACTGCGTCAAATGCATCCTCCATACTATTAGTCTCTACGATAATTACACGTTCTGTATCAACCCCGCAAAGCTCTGCGTACTCGGGATCAAAATCTTCTGCAGCAATCCACACGGCAGTGAACTCTGGGTTCTTAGCCTGGTTAGCTGCGATGGTGCGCAAGGCAATGGCAGTCTTTCCATGAGACGCTTCGCCTACAAGTTCTACCCAACGGTTCATAGGCCAACCCCCACCAAGAACTACGTCTAGGGTTAGAGATCCGGTAGGGATACGGTTAGGAAGATTGACCTCACTAGCACGGACAACCGTACCAGCACCAAGCTTCTTGTTAATGTTTGCAACTACCTTGAGTGCATCTGGACTGATTACTGCCATTATCCGATCCTATCTACTATGACGTTTGGGTTAAAGCCACCTGATTGCCCGACTTGTTTAGCTGGGGTTGCAGCGCCTCCGCTACCTCCGCCAGGCATTCCTGCGCCGGAGCCTTGCTGCAACAATGGGTATCCACAGTCGTAGCATCGAGCACGACCAGTACCTTGAGGAGCAAAGTAGTTGCCTGAGAAACAGTTTGGACAACTATCGTTGTTGCGTGCGCTTACTGCTTTGGTTACTGTTTGGTCCCTGCTAGGATCATAGGTAACCGGAGTGTTTACCGTGGTAGGTTGATATACGTTTCCAGGCAAAGGTCCGGTTGCGGGAGTGCTTGCAGGAGCAGACGCACCGCCACCTAACTTGTTTGCCCACCAATTAGTTGACACTATGGATATCCCTTTCTTGTATTAGTTCTAGATTAAACAATGTTGATAGGCAGGACATGGTTGCAGATAGAGACACTAGCCTGAACATCTTGGCTAAGGAGTCAATGTCATCGTCCGTATACTTCTCCTCTTTAGGGGAATCTTCTTCTTCAATTAGATAGGCTGCTATAGCTATTTTTGAGCAGACATCTGCGTGGGAGTCTATAAAAGGTATGAGGTGAGCAAACCTCTCTAGACGCTCCTGGCTTGCCCGTTCTTCCATCTCGGATACTTCTTCTGAGATAGGCGGTAAGCCCATAATCTCTGCGATCTCTTCTGCAGGCATAAGCATAGTATCGTAGATAGTCTGCCTAATGAGTACCGGCAAAGGGATGTGCTTATTGAGGGAATCCTCAAAAACAACCATCCTTTTCTTTTTGCGCCCGAACATTACTTTGCCTCTCCCCAACGCTGAACTGTCTTAACATCTGCGATCATAGGGATCTGCAGAGCATTGATGCCTTCCATGGCCTCACGAATTGCTGCCTCAGTCTCTTCAACAAGATTGTCAGGAGTGACCGTAACAAGTTCATCATGAATTGTTAAGATCAAGCTTGCCTCATCAGGGATAAGCTTATTAGCCCTAATCATTGCTAGCTTAATAAGATCTGCTGATGAACCTTGGATAACAGTGTTAAACGCCTGACGTTCTGCCCTAGAGCGTTCCCATTGTACATCTGATCTGAGTTCTGGCAGATAGCGGCGACGGCCCATGTAGGTTAGCGCATACGGGATAGGACTACGGTTACGGCTCTCCTTGATCACCTGCTTCTTATAACGAGCGATAGCAGGGAACTTATGAAAGAACTCATCAAGCAACCTTCGTGCCTCAGGAACCGTTACCCCAATAGAGGTAGCGATCTTGTCAGGTCCCACACCATACATCATGGCTAGAACCAAAGTTTTGGCAGCAGAGCGATCTACTCCAACTGTGCTGCCGATGGTGGTATAGATATCCTCACCATCCATATATGCGCCACACAAGATCCTGTCTTTAGAGAAAGAAGCAAGGACACGTGGCTCAATCTGGGAATAGTCAGCAACTACAAGCTTGTAACCTTCTGGGGCAATAAACAGGTTGCGGATAGCCTTACCGTTTTTAGTACGTGGGTTAGGTACGTTCTGTAGGTTAGGGTTACGACTAGAGAAACGACCAGTCTCTGCACCATATTGAATGAAGTCGGTGTGGATGCGGTTCTTAATCATAATAGACTTCTTAGCCACAACCTTAGCTTTACCGCCGGTTGTGCGAGTAATGTCTCCGCCTAGATATGGAATTACATAAGTAGTAAGAAGCTTGTTAAGATCTGAGTACTCTAGTAGTGCGTCTACCAAAGCGTCCTTGCCCTCAAACATCTTGATGGCAGGCTCTGATACAGAGAAGTCATTTACCGTAGGCTCGGTGCCGGCATCGGCCCTCTTCTGTCCTGCAGGTGTGAGAACCTTAGGACGTAGCCCCCGCCCACCATCAGCCTTCTTAGAGAACAAGATAGTCTGCTTCTCTGGAACGCTGTTGATGTTAAAGGCCTTGCCGGCAAACTTGTAGATCTTTGCTTTAGTGGTCTCTAACTGAACCTCTAAGTCAGCTTTCAATGTAGATAGGGAGTTGACGTCAATGTCTGCACCTCGAAGCTCCATGCGGCAGATAACCTCAAGAACATCCATCTCAAGCTTAAAGATACCGGCTAGCTTATCGGTGCCCAAGTCAGCGAGATACTTTTGGTAAAGCTTCCAAGTCCACTCTGCGTCTAAACCAGCATAGGTGGCAACCTCATCAAAGGAATACGCCTCTACTTCTTTACCTACGCCCTTGACCATCTCGTAGCCAAGCTCACGCTTCAAACAATCGGCTAGGCCAAGATGCAGGCTGTTCCTTGTATTAAGGACAAAGGCAGCATTGAGTGTGCAGAAGTAAGGTTGAGCAGGAAGTTCTTTTACGTACTTAGTTACGCTCTGTAGGTCAAACTTTAAGTTGTGGCCGATCTTAAGCTTATCGCTAGTAAACAATGGCTTGAGGGTCTTGAACACTTCTCCAGCAGTAAGTTGTTCTGGAGCCTCTGTAAAAATCTTAGTGGCCTTACGCTCATCCTTGCTGTAATCAGAAGGACGGATAGGCAAACCTTTTATAATGCGATCTTGCGCAGAAGGGAGCAGAGGGAACTCAGTACGAACATAGTCGCCGTTAGGGTGGCCCATAGGAATAACGTCTACACGGCCTTCGGTTGCCATAGCAATCCACGTAACAATATTTAGGCGTGGGTCACCTCGGTGATCGCCTACAGTTTCTACGTCAAATACAAAAGCATCTTGCGCCATGTAGGCGTCAAGCACCTCGGCAAGTTGTTCTGTGGTGGTAACTATATTCATTGCTCTCCCTAAGTTGAGTTAGGGGCCCGTAGAAAGGAGGTTAAAACCGGGCCCCCAACAGTAATGGACTAGATTAGTTGGCTGCGATTTCTCGAGCGATCTCTGCCAACTCAGCCTTTGTAGAGATGTGAAGAGCATCCCTGCCTAGAGGCTTCATTGTCTTGATCAACTCAGCGCAAGCGACTGGGTCTAGTTGCCATTCCTCAGCGAGGTCACGTTCCTTTACAGGAACGATTGAGTAAGCAGTCTTGGTACCTGTACCGGTCTTGCTTACTGCCCAATAGAGATCAGGACGGTTCAAGGGACCCGTCTTTGCATTAGAGGCGAGCTTCTCTAACTGACCACATAGGCGTACCCCTACGATCATCAGTTGGAGTTGTGGCTCTTCATCGGAGAGATTAAGAACTGTGAATGCAAACTTCTGGTCAGGCTTGCTTCCTACAGCAATAAGTGGGTCGCCCTCACCAATGCTAATGAAGGACTTCTTGCCTGGACGATTGATCCAGTGTTGCATGAACACGTGTGGTTCATCAGAGATGAACTTAATAAGCTGAACATCCTCATCAAAACGGAAGTCAGTAGCGAAAGTCTTGGTTGTCTTTGCGGTAGCCTTCTTAGCGGCTGCCCAACCAGTTTGGATTACAGAAGATTGCTCAGGGGCTTCGTTCTCATCTTCTTCTGTAAAGAGTTCAACGAGTTCCTCCTCTGTAGGATCTGCGTACTCGTTAACGTTTGGTACTGCGGTCTTGACTTTAAGTGAGCTGGTCATGTTGACCCTTTCGGTAGTTGGCTGATATCTGGGACTCTGTCGAGTCCGTACGATAGGTGGTTACTCGGTTTCTTGACTATGAATAAGCGTCCATGATTCCATCAATTCAATTGATAGATCTGGATGCTTATTCCAGTCAACTCTGGGGGCACCGATGAGGCCCCGGTCTTGGAAACTTTTGATAGCAGATTCAATCATAGCTTTGGAATACATACGCCATCCTGGCTTCTTTACTCCATCTACAATCATAGACTTGAGACGATAGGGTGCACGTGGTATATAACCCTTGCGTTCCCAAAGTCTTACGGTCACTATCGGTCTTCCCAATGCTTGGCACAATGACCCAACACTGTAAAGTTCTACCGTCTTTCCATTCGGTAGATTTTTAACCTGTGGACTTGCATCCCAGGAATCTAAATTAACTGGCTTCTTAGGAGCTACATCTGGATCTAAGGCACGACGTTTCCTCTTTGAACCAGGATAGTACTCATCCAGGTCCTCAAAGAACTTATCTACCTTATCTTCCATATTAACCCTTTGCTAAGAACACATATGTTACGCTTTTAGGAAACATAGCGTCAATTTCTTCTTCTGTGATAAGACCCTCGTATAAGCAAGCCATAACTTCTGCCTCGTCTAATACCGGAACCATCTGGTAACAACGGTCGTATATACCCTTTTCTTTTAACATAGGTTCAGCAACACTGGAGTCTAATCTTTGCGATACCTTGCGCTGGCGCTGTAGTGAATTGATGCCCTCTACTTCTTCAGGCAACCGGTACCAAATATGGCCCTTCTCATCTGGCTCACCCTCAGTATCCACTAACTCTATAAGATCCTTCTTCAAAGAATCACGCTCAGCAGACAGGTCATCTACTTGGTTTTTAAGAGTAATGTACGTACGTATTTTGCCCATGATTCCTGGGTCTTTTGGATCGTCTTTCTTTATAACCTTTGGCATGTCTTACCCCCTGGTTATAGGATACCCGATTACTCTAGGGATTGCAAATCAGTATCAATATAGGCTCTAAGAGCCTCTACAATCACATCTGTGACGGTACGGCTATCCTCGGCTGCTTTAATTTTGACAGCAGACCAGAGCTCATCTGATACCCGGATGGTGCGGGTTGGGGTCTTAGGTGCGTTTGGCATAGGATAAGTCTAGACCGAAACGTTCTCTAAAAAAGCCCTAAGTGTGCCAACAGTTAGGTTGACACCACCGGCTTCGTTGATACCCTCACCATCAATGATTGCGTTAGCAACAGAGGTCTTTTGTACTAGCATCTCGTGCTGCCTTTCCTCGATAGAGCCTTCCATAAGAAAGTCTTGGATTACTATAGAAGGCCACGTACTAGAAGCACGACGAATTCTTCCATTGCGTTGGATCGCAAGGCCCGCATTCCACGGGAGGTCGTAATTAATAAGTAGGTTAGCCTGAGGAAGATCCACCCCATAGCCACCGGCATCACTAGAAACAAGAATACGACAATCTGGATCGGTTTGAAACCTAACCTTAGAAGCCTCTTTAGTTTTTGCATCCATCTCTCCTGTATATCCCGCCGAAGCGTATTCTATATTCTCTCTGATTAAAGAAACCATATGTACATAGCTAGTAAATATAACAACCTTATTGCGCTCGTCTTGATCCAGGAAGTTGTCTACATACTCTTTGAGTGTCTCGAGCTTAACAGACCTTGAGATCTTATCAAGCTTGCCTGACTCCTCTAACTCTCCCACATATTTTGAGGTAGCACGGGACTTAAGAACTAGCTCTGGGTGGTCGCACAGCATACGAAGAGCCGTAAGCTTTGACATAACCTTTCCCTTTAGGGCATCCATTATAGGGTTTGTACTTTCTCCTGAATAATGGCTAAACAAATCAAAGGATGAACCAAAAGAGTCCACAGCCTCATCTAGATCTTGCAGCAGTTCTCTAGCAATATGCTTGTAAAGCTTTGCCCCAGCACTATCAAACTCTACAAGAATAGGCTCTGCAAAGATAGTATCCGGTAGATATGGTGCTACGTCTGGATCTTGCTGGCGCTTGCGTACTGATGCTTCCTTCATCTTGGTACTTAACGTAGATAGGTTGCGGTAGCTTTGTACGCCCCCAAAATGGTTACGAACAACGAATGTCTTATCAAATAAGTCGAAACGACCTAGGACTTTTTTGTCTACAAACTCCATAATGCTGTAGAGCTCTTCCGGTTTTCCGTTTTCAATAGGTGTGCCCGTCAAGGCAAAACGGATAGGGCTTTCAAGCTTCTTTACGTATTTGGATCGTTTTGATCTGAAAGATTTAATTGCTGTGGCTTCATCGCATACGATAAATCCCTTTGGGAGCCCGTTAACTCCGTTATCCCAGTCGTTAACAATTTGCTCATAGTTGAGGATGATATGCGTGTACTCTCCTGAAAGGGCATCGGCGTATTGAAGCTCCCGTTGTTTCTTCGTTCCATCAATGACCAAAGGACTTGCAGTGCCACCAGTGAATTTCCTAATCTGTTCTGCCCACTGATACTTCAGTGAGGATAGACAAATTATGATACCAGGTTCTGTTGGTGCAAGTTCCTCAAGTGCAGCAATTGTTAGAACAGTCTTACCTAAACCAAGATCGTAAGCTACAAGCATTTTTTTGCGTGCAACCATAGCCTCTACGGCCTCAACCTGATACGGTAAAAGTGTCCCCGTAAACAATTACTCTAACTCCTTCTCAATCGCTTGGATAGTTTCGCAAGGGTAAGGGCTGGGTTCAGCATATTTATCAAGGCAACTAGGTGCAGAACAACCCAGTCCAGTAGCGTAATCATTATGAGGAACTTCAACTGGCTTATGCAATTCCACTACTGCGCGAAGGGCTGATATAAAGACAGGTTTACAATCCAAGTATTGAACGTAAAACTCGCCTTCATCGTCTATCTTTGCCAGCAATTCATCGCGGTCATTCATCTTCCTCGCTTCCTCAATAGCATCTTTAGTTGTTTGATTAGGTTCATTCGCGTATTGCTCTTCCATAAAGTCATGGTGAGCCTTCTCTGCTGCTACTTTATCGAGCAAGTTATTAACGCAATACTTAACTGAGTATTCGTAGGTATTACCGCAATCTCCGCATTGCCAAATTAATTCGTCTAGGTTCACTTCTTTCTCATTTCAGTAAAGTAGATACGGCTAAAACGGTAAAGTAGAGAAGTCATTTCTCACCCCTAGCGATAGCGGCGGCAATTTCACACTTCTCACACGGGAATCCGATGTTATGCCCTAGTTGCAAACAATTTGCCTCAATCTCCCGCGCTATAAAACAATCATCACAATCTTGACCCTCAGTATTAACCTGAGTATCACAACCACAATCTTCGCCACAGTTACAGAAAAACACCTCACGATAGGTTTCTTCTCCATCTTGGAACTTAACCTCAGTGTCAGGGTCTAGGTCAGGGAAAGTGCTGAACTTATGAAGATTCATAGTCCCTGCTATATCCTCAGTCTTTACTAAGAATGTCTGGGTAAGTGTTACTTCGTACCATTTAGCCTCGCTCATTTCTCCACCTCACTTTGTTGTAGGGATTTGTTAAACCAAAAATCACCTTTAAGTGTCAGTAGAAGGTGAAACGAAGCCCACCCAACTGCCACGCCTGATAGAAAGTCCACCTACATCACCTCTCTAATCCTGTTGTAAATGTCTTGGTAGGTAGGGCAGGGGAATTCCTCAAAGCACCCTTGACATTGTTCTTCCGCTTCATTATTTCCTTGACGATGCCTCTCCAACACATCTCGGTTGGCTAGGAGAGAGGCGCGGTATTCAATCTCGGTTTCAATACCCCAAGCGCAAGGGTTGTTAATCAATTCATTTAATTTGGCGATTTCCTCATCAATCCACGCTATAACTTCATCGTGTGTCATATGGACGCCATCAATCGGACCTTAACTGCAAACTCTAAGTCCTCGAGTGTGGAGTTGTTGTGAAGGTATGCGTCAAAGTCCCAGTTATCTATATCGTGTTCTGATACGTGAGAGTTAACTGCCTCAACACCGGTGCGCTCTACACGCCAAATCTGCCCGCCATTGGCCCGTACCATGTCAGCTTCATTAAAGAATCTAACATCTGTAATAACATATTTAAGGTCTAGTCTAGGTTCATCTAGCATAGTCTTCATTGCTTGATGTACCCAAAACCCTTCACCAAATACCTTGCGAGCACCAACACCAAGCTCTTGAAGCAACCTACGAACTTCCGGAGTTTGTTTGGAAACCTCCCAACCATACTCATCAACCAAATCAGATAAACGTGAGTTGCCTGAAATAAGTGGGTTGAGCGTATACAGCAATGTTCTAATTGGATCCGCAAAGGCAACCCTTGTAAACCCATGGTTTTCTACTAGATACTTAGCCACGGTATCTTTACCTGACTGTGCGTAACCTGATAGACCAATAATCATTCTTCCCCCTTTGTTGCTCTACGCTTCATGCAGCATGTGCAATAGCTGTATGTATATCCTGTAAATGGGCATTGGGTTCCAGAACCCTCAATATAAGAGTGCCCCCATATATAACACTCAAGCTTATCTAACAACTTCACGCAAAAGCCGCCTCTCCAAATACAGAATGCTTAGCAGTCTGTAGTCCCAGTATAACCGATTCCACACCCATATCGCCAATATCCTTGGCTTCGGTGGTATAGCTAAAGAACTTACACTCAAGCCCGTTCTCTCGGATCTTAGCCAGCATCTCTTTAGAGGCTTTAAGACCGGCAGCATCTACCTTTGGATTATCAAAGGCAACAACTAAGCTGTCGGCTGAACGCATAAGATCTAACTGATCTTTGCTGAAGGAGGCTCCGTAGGTTGCGACACCTCCGGTGATTCCCAATGACAAGAGCTTTACGCAATCAAGTGGAGACTCCACTATGATCATAGGGCCGTTGGAGTAGTTACCAAAACCAAACAAAGTCTGAGACTTCTTAACTCCAGTTGGTCGGTTGCGGAACAACCTACTCTTCTGCCCCTTCTCCTGCCAACCCATGAGCTTATTACTAAATGGCTCACGGATGGGCAGGATCCAGGATTCGGCATTAGTATCCCAAAGGACTCCGTAAGAGTTTGCGGCCTCTAGGGACAATCCTCGGGCTTCTAATGCCCATTCAGGAGGAGATGTAAAGACTGCGAGCCTAGCTTCGGACATCTCGATAACCCTTTGGATAGGGATATAAGAGTTCTTAGATTCTTCAAGCTGCTTTACAAGCAGGTCAAAGTTAACCTCGATATTCTGACGCAACCAATCTTTGGCGGCATCAAAGTCCAAGCGTCCAAACTCTGTCTCAAACTCGTTAACCTCAGCTACAAGGGTAAACAAGTTACCTTTGTATCCGCAAGAGAAGCAGTGGTGTACACCGGTCTCAACGTTAACTGACCATGATGGATTTGAATCTGGACGTCCTGTGCGCTCTAAGTGCATAGGACATAGACCCAAAAGCTCATCTCCTCGCTGGGTAGTCTCAATACCCATGCGGAGTAAAGCACTCTCTACATCGCCCTCACGATACATATTAGTCCTCTTCTAGATAGTCGTCCTTAGGCCTGTCATCTACACGTACATAATCTTCTGGCATATCTACTGGGGTTGGGGCGGTTGCCTTAGTTCCACAGAGTACGCACTCCATCTCAAGCATATACATTGAGATCTCATAGTCTTCGAACATACACTGCACATTCCAAAGCATTGAACCGCAAGGGCAAACGTGTGTTGGCTCTCCTGTAATGTCCATTGCTTCTGAATAATCTGGCTTAGGGATATCTCTTATATTTTTGATAATCGTAACCGCTTTCTTTCTCTAGGTGTTGTACCTCCCCAAATGCCCTGTAGCATCGGGGTCTGCATTGCGTAATCTAGGCACTTGCCTTTGATCCAGCAGTTGTCACAAACTGCTTTAGCTTTTTCGACCTGTGCTGTATCCGAGTAATACTCTGGAAAGAAAAGATTTGAGTCTTCTTCAATGCAGAGTTGAGTACCGTCAAACGGACTAGATCTGAGTACCAAAGGATCCATACTCTTCAAAGCGTCCGCCCTCCCAGTCCCAAAGTAAGTCGCTAGTAGCTGGGCCGGAGTTACGGCTAGCCACGATGCGAAGTTCACGTGAGGAGTCATCTTCCTCGTCTTGCTTTTGAAGTCCCAAGATAACATCTGAGTCTTGGAAGAATGATGAGGAGTAACCGATAGAGTCTGCGCTTACCTGGCCACGCTTCATCTTCCAAAGAAGAACCTGGGTTGAGATAACGATAGGGATGTTATGCCTTTGCGCCAAACGCTTTAGGTTACGAGTAATGCTGGTAAGTGCTCCCGGAGTATTTGACTCTCCGCTTGCCTCGTCCACCATCAAGTACACGCCGTCTACAAAAACAATATCTGGACGAATCTTTTCGATCTTTGCTTGAAGTCCTGAGACAGTCATAGCAGAGGAAGAATCCGTAAGATAGAACTTCTGCATGGAGTCCATCTTCTTAAGCGCCTCTTTGTACCGGCGTTCTTCGTCAAGGTTGAGGTTTCCACGAACAAGTCGAGAGTGGGCAATCTTAGCTCGCATTGCATCGTGACGGTGTTGCTGCTCAATGTTGGTCATCTCAAAAGACTGGAACATAGGGACGTAACCATCTTCGTGCACGTTAACAGCAATCTGCATAGCTAGCACAGACTTACCTGTCTTAGGAGGAGCAATGATAGTAATTAGCTGACCTGGCTGTAACCCGGCAGTAGCTTCGTCAATAGTCTTGAAGCCGGTGCGGTAGCCAAGCAGACCCCCATCACGAGTCTTGATAGACATGTACTCATCAAAGCGCTTTTCAGGCGCCTCAGTAAGATCTATATCAGAGGTCTGTGCGATGCCCTCGTCAAAGATTGTAGAGATACCTTGAGCCATCTCTGCGATGGCCTTCTCGTGATCTCCAGAAGCAATGGACTCTGCAGCGTTCTGCACAACCTCAATAGTCTTCTGGCGCTTACGGTAGTCAACTAGTTGATCTACAAGGTACTCAAGCGAATCCTCTACGGCAAGCAAACGATAAGTAGGGAAGTTATCCTTAACCGTTACGGCTGTTGGGACCTCTTCGTACTTTGTCCAGTGCTGCCTAATAAACTTCCAGACAGCTCGGTTCTCCGCATTGTAAAACCAGTTGTCTTCTAACCCGGCCTCTAAGGCAGGTATGATCTCACGGGTACGTACTACCCTAGAGATTAACCTCTCTTCGTTATCTGCCGCCATTGTTTGCCCCCAAGTCCATATACCAGTGCCCATAACGTAACCCACGTTCGGGTATATCAATCACATGCTTTACTTCTGGCCTGTAAGGTAATTCTGCCACAAGGTCTGCCACAACGTTATACGCACTGGCATAATTAAATGGATTAGTTCCTAGGTTATCTAGGTCCTCAAGCACCTCATCCATTTCTTTCTGACTATACTCAAAGCCAACAAGCTCTAACGTATACTCGTAACTATCTTTGAATCTCCAAAACGTGGCCAGAGCTAAGCGGTTATATGTAACCTCTTCTTCTGCAACCATTAACCCCAATACTTTTTTCAAAGAGGGGCGGCGATCTATAATGCAGTCAAGAGTAACTAGGACTCTTTGGGGAATTTCATTTGATATGTCGCCCCCACGCATATCTAGAGAACCTCTACCCGACCATACTTTACAAGAAACTGTCTAAAGTTTTCAGGATCTTCTTTTGCAATAGACGACTCTTCCCTAGAAGCTTTGTTAGAAACTTCTACCGGATAGATACCATTGTTTGCTAACATCTTTTTTTGGACAAACGAGGTATGCTTACAACGAGTTCTAGAAGAGTGGCCGGGACAGTCGCAACGAAGGCGAGCAGTATCTAGGTTAATCTCTACGCTGTGAACTCCGGTGTCGGACAAAAAGATCTGCGTTGCCTGCCATTCTTTCATAGTCATATCCTTCATTTACGTCGGTCCCCCTTAGGTGCAATTATCGCAAGATTCATAAAAGCTTCACGGGCAAAACTCTCCATAGATTCTCCGTAGATGTACCAATCCTTGAGAGGAACGTTTGTCGTAACAATCGTTGGTAGACCTGCGTTGTATCTGGAACGTAGCAGAGCATCAAACTGATTCTCTGACCACTTAGAGCCTGTGCGATATTCCTTGCCTAGGTCGTCCAGTACAAAGACTGGAACGTTGTTGGACTTGTCAGCGTCTCCGTAGATGCTATCAAGCTTAAGTTGGACATTTTCGTCCATTTCGTCAAACTGAGACTTCTGAAGCCGTAGAAGCTTTGGATAGTCCATAAAGACCCCTACACGCTTTGGAAGCTTTCCTGGAGTTCCTAGTGTCTCTCCTGAGATACCCCTAATAAGGCTTTGAAGGGCCGTAGAAGCCAGCGTAGTCTTCCCGTGACCTGGTTCCCCTACTAGCAGTACACCAAGGCCGCATTTAGGGCTCCCAACCTTTTTAATGACCTCTCCAGCTAGAACACTGTCCACCCATTTCTTGACGGCCAAAACTTCTGCTGTCTGGTCTAGATCTGAGAACTCTTTGCCGATTGACTTTAGTGGGACTCCGGAGTTGAGAATCTGCTTCTGGATTGTTGGAGACTCTTTGGTGATATCAAACATTTACTCCCCCTCTAGTAGTTGCATCATCTTTTCTTGCTGGGCTAAGAAGTCTTCATCTACGTAAACCTTCTTAGTAGTTCCTTTAATCTGTGCTTGGGTTGTTTGGTAGTAAGCAAAGAACCTCTGCCACAAAGGCTTGCCGCTTCCTACATCGTGTAAGTTGCGAGGATCTGCAAAGAACATTCGGATGCCCTTTAGGATAACTACACGCTCAGTGCCTTCGCCAACCTTCTTGTTGATCCATGTGCTGAGAGTCTGGCTGTTAACCTGATCGGACATTCCGTGATTGGCTTTGTCTGAGAGGTCGTAAAACTCTGAAACAAGATCGCTAGTGGACCAAAGCTCCTCTGGAGTGTTGATCCTGTCCTTGCCGTAACGTTGGGCTTTGACTGGCTTCTTGTATTTTGCGTTCAGACGAGTCTGACGGTCTTCAAGCTTTCCTACAGATCCAACAACATCATCGCCCTTCATAGCCTCTAGGCGACGAAGTTGGCTCTTGGTTAGCGGGGTTTCTTCTTCCCCATCAAGATTCCACGCCACTGTTTCCTCCTTAAGAGGCGCTTGCGCCTCAATAGATACAGTTACGTTAGTAACTGTATCTATGTTAGTACTAGTAGTTATATCACTAGTAGTTGCATAGTTGTCTATATACAGGTGCCCTGAAAACCCGTTATTCAGAGACATGAGCTTTACAGCCTCGTCCGTGAACTTAAGTTGAGATACCCACTGGTTGTTGTTCCGTACCCGGACAGTCTTGATGTACCTAAAGTCCTTGAGTTCGTTGATGGCAGCCTGAAGAGCGTCACGGCCTTCCATGACGTCTTGACTTGCCCTGAGTTCATCTGCTGAAATTACTCTACCCTTTTCCGCAAAATGGTAGAACAAAGCTTTAGCCCTAAGCGAAAGCTTAGGATTTGAAATTGGTTTTAACATATTACCCTCCTGGTTATAGTTTACCGCCTAGGTATACGGTTTGGCAAACCGCGAGCCGTTCTAGGATTCACTCCCGTAAAAAGTTGCTCGACAAGGTATGACAAAGTGAGCCCCACGAATGTGGAGGCTAAGGAGTAGACGAATAAATATTTTGTCCGTGTATCTAAGTTTAGACAAAACAAAGTAGAAAGTACAAGAGCTGTTAAGCCCCTCCACTTACCGAGATTGATTAACAATCCCTCCACAGCCGTTAGTAAACATGCTGTGGCAAGTCCCGAGATAATTACTAGTGTCATGGCATTAGTATACGGGGCGAAGAACCACCCTGTCAATTCCGAACGCAACAGTGTTGCTGTTGCCTCCTGTTGGAGTACACGTTACACTTATAACTGCATAAGCTGCGCCCACTAAGTTAGATGTGTAGAACGTAGTTCCTAAGTATGCCCAACGGTTTGTTTGAGTAACCGTTGCAGTAACAGGTGTGTTAGTTGGAGAACCTGTAGTTGCAGTCCATATCGCAGTTCCCGCAGCATTGTAAAAAGTAGTTGTAAGAGTAAACGTTCCGACAGCTGCAGTCTCTGGTCGTACTGCTACAGCTAGATAAAGTTTTGTGTTACCTGGAATATAAACGTTTCCAGTTGTAATACCAAAACTAGATCCGGTACCGGCGCTTAACACTCTTGCGTATGCTTGTCCATGAGAAACGTTATCACCAAACAACATACCTCTAGATACTTGTCGAGTAAGAGTTGCAGTTACTCCGCTCCAGTTACCTAAGCTTGATTCAAAAGAAGAGTTAGGTACAAGTGACGAAGTTAGATCAGAATAGCCAGGGGTACTAACTCCAGAGTCAATCCTCCATGAGTTACCTAAGGCAACTAAAGAACCAAGACTGTTCTTAAGACGAGATGCTTTAACACTGTAGTTATAGAAGTAACTTCCTTTTCCACTACCAATGCTGGCTCGTCTTGCAGACCAAATTGTCTTTGCCGTGTTTAGCGGGTTAGGTACAGAGACCGTAGGGCTTGAGGTAACCAAGAATTGATTAGGTACCCGGCCGTATTCCACCTGAACAGCGTCAATGTGGAAGTATGTGTTACCTGTTCCTGTTATTGTAAAGGTTGGTGCAGTTGCGCCAGCCGCCAATGTTTGCACGGTGCTGATCCTAGTCCAGTTAGACGACTGTGCAGCAGGTACAGTAAATGTGCTTGAGCCAATAGTGTATGTGTAAGCGACACCTGCAGGTCCACGGACGTAAGCAGAGATTACAACGTCTTCTCCACCCAAAGCTGCTCCAGGAAGATAATAGGTTCCCGTAATTGTTCCAAGAGTGGTGTAAGTTACCTTACCCCAAGATGTTCCGTCATAAGCCAATGTGTAGCCGTTGTCACTAGAACTTTTTGTAATGGTTGTTCCGGTACCAGCAGACCAATCTGACGTGTCTGTTTCAAACGAACTGTTGGACATAAAGTTAGAGATAACCTTAGTCTCCCAAAGACAGTTGTTGATATTGTGGTAAGGGGCTTCGGTTGGATCTGTTGGAGTAACTCCGCCGTTTCCAGAGTAATAGTTGTTAACTGTAGAAGACGGTTCTAACATTGCTGCGTCTACCCAGAACGTTTGGCCGGTAGTTGCGTTAGGGAAGTACACAGAACACTTAGCTAACGGCATGCCTGAATCTTGGTCATACTGCGGAGCAATAGCTGTTACACCAAGCTGCGTAGTAGTTGTACCAATGGTGGCATTATTTGTTTGGGTATACACAGTAGTTGGGTAGTACTGACCATTAGCGTCAGAGTAAATAGTTCCAGTACTTACTGGAATAATTGAGTTACCATTGCTTGAAGTTTGGTAGCTAGGTTGATTAGAAAATTCAATCTGAACATAGGCAGGTTGAGAGGTGCCTGCGGTTATGTAAGCACTAAAGGTAAACAAAGTTCCAGGATCAACAGGAACCCAATCAGTTACATAGCCTACATATACGCTGCTACTTGCGTTAGCCGTAGATGTCAGTTTAGCTGAATAAGTTCCGTGGACTACGTTTGTAGTATCTAGTGCAAGAGTTCCATTTAAACCTGCCCAAGAGTGCAAGCTTCCTGTAGAGACTAATGTAACTGAAGAAGCAGGGCTTTCAAAGTCTGGGTTAGGAAGGTAGTTCTCACCCTCACCCTTAATACCGACGTGAATAGTCCTTGAGTCTTCAAAGTAAAGCGACTGGTTAGCTACCTTAAGTTGGAAGTAATCAAAAGCGTAGTTGGTTGCAGTGGCTGCTGATGGGGTTATTGTAAGAATGATCTTAGCAAACGATGCGTTAATAGGTGCGGTGCTTCCTACCAATCCAGCATACGTACTGAATCTTTGCCACGCAGTTGAAGAGGTTGTGGTAGGGCCGGCAGCGGTAGTGCTGATATACAAACCTGTGTAGGTGTACCAAGCAATCTGGGCGGTGGTGGTTGCTGAAACCCCACCAGTCTGATGTGTGATATATCCACTAAAGATATAGTTAGTACCGGCATCTACGGGAATACCGTAGGTGGTGATGTCTGCTGCCGAAGATGGCAACGACATGGTTATAGCAGTTGTTGCAGCAGTGGCAAGCTTGGCATAGCCTACGCTTCTAGGAAGAAACGCAGTGTCATAAACCATAGTTGTTGGGTACAGAGTAGCGGGGAAAGTCCCGGTATAGTTTCCGTTAATATCCTTGGTATAAGTGTTCTGCGTAAAAGTTCCGCTGCTTACGTTCCAAGCCCCAAGAGATTCTTCAAAAGAAGAATCGTTATAGGTTAACATTAGGTTAAGGCCTGTAGTAACGGTGTTCTCTAGGTGGGTAGATGAAACCGTATAGTTCTTAAGTCCAAGAGGTTGACCTTTGTATGAAGAGATGACGTTTCCTGCAGATGCCAATGATCTATGGTAGCTATCTCCCAAAGATGGTTGGTAGGTAAATCCAAAGTCTAAGATCTTAGGGTATAGGAATGCATTTGGTGTGTAGGCAAAGTTATTAGATTTGGCTAAAAGCTCGCCTTCAGTTCTAAACAGGTCGTACATAAAGGCAAACTGCTGCATTACTTTATAAAAGGTAGCGTTGGTATCTCCAGTATTACCAGAATTTGGTACGCCTGTCTGATCTAGAGACTCAGCATCGTTAAACCAAACCCTTGGAAGCCAAGAAGAGATTTGAATTAGTGACTCTTTATCTTCTACAATTTTTGCATAGCTGTCTCCGCAGAAGTGCCAGATAGACCCATCAAAAACCCAAATAGAGTAGCTTGCTTCTTTTCCAACAGAGTCATAGTTAATGTCTATATAGTTTGAGCCATAGCCTGTATAAGTAACACCACTAGATGAGTAAGGTCCGCCAGCAAGCCTGATACCATCATTAGGGTTATCAAGAGTACTGGTGTAGCTTTTAACTAGCATCCAGTATGTAGGTGCAGAGTCAGAAGACGGCCATGTAATGGTGGTCCAACTAACCGATACAGTTCCGTATGTGGTAGCCGTAGCAACTACATTAGCATTGTAGTACGCTGTTGTGTTAGACGCTGTGCCGTACTTAAACCCTGAGTTATATATCGAGGTATTATACTTAGCCATTTACTGCCTCCTTAGGATGTAATACCGCCACTGGCGTTAATAACTAGGTTTGTAGCCGTTAAGAACGGAATCTGATTTGCTGCCAAAGACAAGTCGCTTGGTAGAACTCCCGCAGATGGGGTAGAGCCGTCTGTGCTAAATTGAGTTGGTACTACCGACACTACTCCGTTTACAGCCTGCAGTGTGCTAATAAGCTGGGACACGGGGATGCTTGCGCCAAACGTATTATTGTTATATTCAAATAAACCACCTGCTCCAAGAATAGCCTGGTAGATACCTAAGACAACATCCGAGTTTTTATACGCAGGGTTTACTTTTACGGTTAAGGTTAGATAAACAGGTGCATAAACTGGTGGAAGAATAGTAAGTGTGGTTCCTAACATAATCTTGTCAGCCATATAGCTAGCTACAGTTGACTTTAAAGAATTAGATAAGGAAGTGCCCGATACAGATCCCCAAGCACTAGTAGGTGTTAGGTTAACTACAGTTCCTGAAACAAAAGGATCCAGTCCTCCTGTGGTTAACGTTCCTGTTACAGTACTGGCAATAGTAAAAGTATTTGTTCCAGTAACTGTAATAGCCTGGCCTTGTAAGTTGTAAGTGTACGGACGAATTCCAGAGATGTTTACTAGATCTCCAGTTGCAAAGTTGTGGGCAGACTTAGTTGTATATGAAACAAGAGATCCTGTTCCACCGCTGCCAGATGTTCCGACATCGGTAATTACTGCCGAAGGAAGGCCCGGGGTTGGTGAGGTAGATCCCGCAGAGATTGGCTGCACATAAAGGTTGACTGATGTAAAGACGTTTGCAGTTGCAGCCGCCTTTCCTACACCAAAAGCCTTTAGAGCAATGTTTCCATAGTCATCTAAAGTCACAGCCCTATTTCTAGACCTGATAGTCGCTTGTACTTTTGTTCTAATCTGTGTGATGCTATCCCCATCAGCACCGCCAGATGCTGTAAGAGAGTTAGTAACAGTAAAGTATGTAGAGACCTGTGGGTCAACGTTTCCAGGAACAAAAGAAATTTCTGCAATAGCTCCAGCCAAAACGTTTCCAGAAGAACCTACGCTATTCCTATATAGGGAGCTGATAAGTTGTCCAGACAAAGGTACTGCGCCATTAACTCCATCACCAAACTGAATGTTAAGGGTTCCGTCAGCATTCCTAACAGTAGTAAATACTGTGTCCTTAGGTCCTGATTCTAATAGGTTGTCTAAGTATGTCCAAGTATTAAAAGCAACGCCCTGTCCTACGTACACGTAGATAGAACTGTCAATCACACCAAGATCAATAATTGTATAGGACTGGTTAGCACTTCCATCAGAAGTGCCCAAGCTTAGAGGAAGTGCCTGGTTATATGTGCTGTCAATCAAGTCAGGACGGTCAGTGTTTACTGTCTTTCCTTCAGTAGCTGTTACTGTAACTTGAGCGCCAGGCTGAACTGCTGTAGCTGCTTGAGTTGTTTCAAAGTACGCCAAAGAATAGGGACCGTATGTAAGTGGGGCAATGACCTGAGTTCCAACCGGAAGCGTAACTGTGTTGGTACTTGTGTTAGTAAAGGTTACAGATACCGTTGCAGGTACCGGACCACTTGGGTGGTAGTCGTAAAGGGTAGCAAGGTTTAAAAGACTCTGTGTTTGAATAGCTGTTTGAATGGATGTTTCATTAGCTGCTCGGTCAAGGTAGTGTGACATGATGTCACCCATGTAAGCAAAGGTTTCAACCAAGACGTTACCCAAATCTGAGTAATCTGTAGGGTTCCACTGAGTACCGGTAGCGGTAGAGATCAGGTTAATAAGGTCCGACTTTAAAGCATTAAAGTCTCTGGAGGTGTAGTCAATTTGAGTCATGATCAGATTCCCGTTGGTCCGTAGTAGTTGAAGGTAGCAAGGTTAGCGGTTAAAGAGGCAATGTCGTCGTTAGGAAGCACAATACTTATAGACACAGTATCTACTCCTTGATAGTCTACCCCGGAGGTAGTGACCGTAACATCTTTGATATCTGGCAACCAGGTCTTGATGGCTGTCTTGATGGCTTGTGGAATAGCAAGTTTAGCATCATTATCGTTTTCAAACAAGGCGGATGCCCAGTTGACCCCGTAGTTAGGCAGCATAGGTCGTTGACCAATGTTGGTACTTAATAGGGTAAGAATCCTATCCAGATAAATTTTAACTAGGCTTTGGGCCTGGTTTACTACTCCAGTGTTTGGATCAACACTGTAAGGGTAGCTTAAAGCTGCTGTCATGACTGTACTCCAATCCATACTGGGTATTCAGGATCTCCCGCAACAAACATAACCCACACCAGCTGACCCACTTCAGGTACAGAACGGTGGAAGGTATGCTCAGGGCTGTTTGGGCTAGGTGCTGTGCCGGCTACGGTGCCCGGTGCAGATATCCCACTAGCAGAAGTATAGGTACTTATTTCTTTAGCGTCCGTAGAACTAGCGTTAGAGTATGGAGATGATGAAACTACGCTAGTGCTTGCTTTGTACATTGGGTGGGTAGTTTGATGGGCATGGTTAAGCTGTTTGGTAGCATCTTTTGCAACTACCGTAAGAGCTGGAATGCTGACCGTTACCGTACCGCCTTGAGGATCCGAGCCTGATGCACTAGATGTGGAGGTTGTAAGAAGTGCTGCAATCTGGCTAGCTGTATGCGGGTTATGGTCCGGGTGATATGAGTTATCAGTAATAGGAAGACATGCCAAAGCCCAGTTAGTTACTTCCCCGCCGGTTGGTTGTGGGATTTGAACTTGAATTCGGTTTCTTCCGGTAGGGTCTTGGTTATTAATTACCTTGGCAGAGTAGATACCGTAAAACCGTGTCCTACCCATGAAATCCATACCATAGTCTGTCTCGTTTGGTAGCGCCATCACTTCACAACCTTACTGTTAGTTTTAGACGACCATTGTACCGTCCTTTTAACATTGCTGTTATTCGGTGCCCTTGTAGCGTTAGGGCTTACCCCTGCAACAGCGGGGACTGCGGTAGGCGACTGAGAAACTACAGCGCTGTTTGGTACGGCTGTTGTTTGAGGACTCAAAGAGTTTAAGTTAGGACTGGTGTTATATTGAGACAATGCCGCCCCTGAGGAACTCAAAGATTGTCCAGATAGGTCGCCTTGGATATCCCGTTGTTGGGCTCTTGTTGCCGCATCAGGATCTACTTCCCCAATAACATCTGTACCTACTTCTATCTCCATAATATAGTTAGCCGTAGTTCCACCAAAACTATGTGTAATAGATAATACAGTCCAGTATCCGGACATGTTATTAGGAAGGCCATCTAAGTAAATAGGGTCAAAAAGTTTTAATGTAGGATCGGGAAAGAGAGTCACAATAGCCCTGTGTTGATACCTATGGTTCTCAGCAAAGTTGGCTGCAATTGTTTTAGACTCTGTTAAGCTAGTAGCTACCTCGTGTACATGGTGTTTTTTAAATACAGATGTAGGGGCGCTCTTAGGGCTATTGTTAGAGAAGTTACTGGTCATGGCGCACCTGTAGGAGAACCAAAGGACGGCGACTTAAAGTACTGCGGATTAGGGATGACCACGCCAGACGTACTTGTATTAGGGGCTTTGTATTTGTGCGTGCTATTCAATATCGCACTTGTTTGATGGTTTGTTCCAGCAATAACACGGTCTACCCTAACACCTGCTTCAGGAGCCTGGTCTGAGATAATAGGGTGGAAGGATAGGATGTCCCCAAGAACTTTTCTTTCTCTAGGGATTGCTCCAGCATTTTCATCATTAAGATACTTAAAGTAAGGGGCAGAGTTCTTCTTGCTCTGATAGATCTTATCCTTAGATACAAAGTAGATAGTTGTATTTTCAGATAACAAAGTAAAGCCGGTCTGCTTTGCTAGGCGGCGAAGCAGTTGCCAAAAGCTTTCTCCCGAATGTACGATGGCAGAACGTTGACGTGGGTGACGCTGGGTTACAGCTTCAAATCCAAAACGTTGGCACACCTGTGTTACAACCTGGTCGGCTGTTACATTCTTGTATACCTTTTGGTCCGTATCTTTTAACACCCAGGTAGCTCCTACACATACCATGTCTGTATTTCCACCTTGGTACGTATTTGTTTGGTCTATGTGGTTTACATACCCGTTCCATGTAGTCTTCTTCTTACCGGAAACAATGGTAAAGATAACTGGATCTCCTGAGACAATAGCCGCTCTTTTTAGAAAAGGGTTTCCTTTAAAGTGCAGCACTAAACGGTCATGCTGCTCTATGCCTTGATGAAGTTCAGCTCCCAATAAAAATAGATCCATGTCAGGGGCTTTTGGAAAAGACACAGTAAAAGAAGCCTTGTAGCTTTCAGCTCTCCATACAAAAGACTGAAGCGCAGGTGAGCTAGAGTAATCAGCTGCCATAAGGAACCCTTAGAACAGTTCCAGGAGATATATGAAATGGGTTCAATATCTCTGGATTGATGTCCATAATTTCCCACCAAAAGTTTGCACCTAAGCCATAAGCATGCGCTAGTGCTGCTAAGCTATCTCCTTCTCTCCAAGTATAGTTAACGTAACTAATAGCTTGAGCACCGGGCCAGCTTCTAAATACAGAGATTTCATAGTCCCCAGTATACTTATTAGGTGTTTGGGCCAAAGGACCGTCGTAATAACGTGAGATTCTTTCTATCATGATGAAACTCCAGTAGCAACTCCATTAGCAGCGTCTTGAGCAGCCTTAACGTTTGCAGCCTTTGTTCCTTTTGTATATGCATTTTTTGCCACATCAAAGCCGAGAGCAGGGATTCTAGAGAACGTAATACTTACAACGCTTAGAATAGGCACCATTCTGGCATCAAAGATTACGTGGTTAACACTAAAGCTTGCCATAGATCCGTAGTATCGCATATTGTCGTTAAGCCATAGCCAACAAGGCACAGCCGTAGTGTAACCAAAGTCTGAGCTATCTCCGCCATAGTTTGAGTTAAACAGTAAAGGGTTAGAGTCTGGGTCCCCATTAAGTACTCTATATAAGAACTCAATATCGTATTCAGTACCTCTATACGCTAAACCTGAACGCTCTTCTGTCCTAAGCTCTCTTCCGTAAACTGCAGACTCAGAAAGATCATTAGCTGGGTTGTAGTTAAGCAAGTAACGCATATCAGGGATACGGTTAATATAGATCTCAAAGCTAACCTGGGAGTTTCCAGCAAGCAACGCTGCAGAATTTTTTGGTCCCATAGTCCAGTCAATATTGTTAAGGGTAGAAGTTTGATACATAAAGCTTGTAGGGTTATACATAAACCTAAAGCCCCATTGATTTACGGTACCTAAAGTCTTACCCTTACCTGGGCTAATCTTGTTTAAAATTTGAGCGCCGTTACTATCTTGGAATAGTCGGCCCCTTTCAAAAGAAGTCCCAGAATCAAAAAGACCTGCTAATGCATTAGGGTTGTTTACAGTCCAGCCATTGTTGTTAGCAACTCTTTGGGCATACTGAGTATCTCTAGCAAACTTATGAGGAGGAGGGTTCCACCTAACATCTCCTGATGGGGGATTATAGGTAACTGCAACGTTTTTATTATCTCCGCCAGCAGGTGGTGGGGTTGTACCCCCGCCTCCGCTACCTCCGCCTCCACCAGGAGGTTTTGGACCAACTTGATTGTGCGGATCTGCGCAATTTGCTCTGGTGTAGTTAAGGAATCCTGTTACAAGTGCTTTATATTTACTACCGTCTTTGTCGGTAATAAGTCCGCCTACCTTTGTAGGCTTACCACTTACTGTGCACTCGTATTCTTGATAGACAACTGTTTTTACGCCAGCTAAGTTGTTATTTGGAGCTTTATATACTCCGTGCCATTTCTGGTTGCAGTAATCCCATACATAGTCTCCTGGAATTGGGGAGGTATATCCCGAAGGCGTAGAGCTAATAACATCTAAAAATGATTGAGGAACATGCGGGGTTACTGGAACCTTCTGACCTTTTGGAATAGGGGTACCTAAAACTGTAGGGTTAACGTTTAACAATGCCACGTTTGATGATGAAATAGAGTAGGTGACGTTATCGCCATTTAAACCATTAGCATTGATAGTTCCGCTTAAAGTAAATGGGGTAGTTGAGCTGGCCACATATGCTTTAGGGCTAATAGTAAACCAAAAAGTATCCCCAACGCCTTGATGTGAGATATTAGGTCCGGCAGCAAAAGCGTTGTGGTCGGTGTTGACTTTACCCAGGGTAAATCCAGATACGCTTGTGGCATTGTGCACAGTAACGTAGCTATTTGTCAACCAGTAGTATGTACCACCAAATAGTTGATAGAATCTAATTCTATACTGGACTTGATATCCAATAGGAAGAGTAAAGGTTGTAGCAGCAGGCGCAGTTTTACTTGTAGCTTTTGTGCTAGATTCTCTATACAAGCAATAAAATGATGGAGGTTGTGTTGCCAAATCTGTCAAGTTATTTAAAGCAGTGGTATATACGCCAGCATGAGTAGTATTGTCTGCAGTAGGTTGATCAAGATTAATATCTATATAGCTCCAGTTCATCCAAGCTTCTATAGTGTAAAAATACTGGTAGGTAGGTGTAGGCATTAGAGGGCGCTCGCAATCTTATCTAGAACTCCCTTAGAAGTTAATCTCTGTGACACGGCTCTAACTAACCTTTCAGTTTCTTCAATGCTTCCTTGAGCGATATGAACACTCATATCCAGCTTAATTGTAACATTAGACCTTGCGTTAAACGTTGCGCTACTTCCTGACGAGGAGTGCACAGATGGTGCATCCGGAGTAGTGCTAATGCCTAAACCTTCTGGGCCTCCACCTTGTCCAATATCGTGGGCAGCAGTCTGAGCTTCTTTAAGGTACTTGACAAAAGAACCGCTTGTGTAGGTAGACCAAGGATTAAAGTTACGTCCTTTGCTACTAATGGTATATCCAGCAGCAGCGTTAAAGCTAGGGTTACGAAGGCGAGAGCCGTCTCTATAAGGTTCGCTATATGCCTTCCAATCTTTAAGAGAACGAACCTGGAATAAACCATAGCTTGGACCCCACTTAGCATCTTGCAACTCTACATCGCCTACTGCTCCAGGACGTCCACTAGACTCTGCTAAAGTAATAGCAAAAGCTGTTTGCAAAGCTTTACCCGAGAATCCTTTAGCACTAAGGGTTCTCATTAACCCATCTTTACCACCAGGAATCATCTTTTCATCCACCTGTGGTCCAGAAATACCGGCCATAATATCTGCAGCCTTGCTTGCTCCGACCTTCGTAACAAGATCAGAGTATGTCATTGCCTTACCAGTAATTGAGTTGCTTAATAGAGACGAAATATCTGTAGATGCGTATTGACCAAGATTAGAGGTCCCATCAGTATTTAGGAAGTTAGAAAAACCATTAGATCCAGCTTGTGCTGCCTGATGTGATCCTACAGATGTACCTAGAGGTATAGTTGCTTGAGACGTACTTGCGCCAGTTAAGAAAGGCTTTGGATCAACCCTAACGCCCTTGCTATTCATAACTTCTAAGTGAAGGTGTGGACCTGTAGAGTCTCCAGCTCCAGGAGTTCCTGGCTTACCTCCAGAACGACCAATAATTTGACCGGCTTTTACTTTTTGCTTTCTTGTAACCACAATAGCAGACAAGTGAGCATAGCGAGATGAATGATCTCCGTGGTCAATAACTACATAATTACCCCAACCTCCACCTTGACCAACAGTAGCAACCACGCCATCTCTAATAGCATATACGGGACTTCCTTCGCTTACGCCAAAGTCAATACCGCTGTGCATACTGCGGCCACCGCCACGCTTACCAGGAACAGAAGGTGTTGGTCTCATTCCATAAGGAGAAGTAATTGGGGTAGATTTTGCTACAGGCAAGGTGTACTTAGTAGGGGTTAGTAAACTCTTCTTACTTCCAGTACCTAAGTTACCGTGATCTGAAGAACCACCGTGAGCAGCACCCACAGCAAAGTCTTTTGCAATAGAGGCGTCTTGAGCCGCAACACCCGCTTCTTCAGCAACAACAGCTGGAGTAGCAGCTCCGCCACTAAATACTTCTTCTCCAGCAATGCCCGCTTCTTCAACAGCTGTAGCGCCCAGCTTAAAAATGTCGCCAGGATTCTTAAGAACATTCTTAACTCCACCAAACAATCTGCCAAATAGAGATGGTGCTGCTGCTTTAAGTACGCTCTTTTCAGCAGTCTTTGCTGCAGATTTTGCTACGTCCTCTTCTAAGACCTTGGATTCCTTACCAAACATCTTTTCTATGGACTTCATAAGCAGCTTATTATTTACGGCATTTACGCCTCCACCCAAAAGACCGCCGCCAAGTTGTGAAAGAACACTTGCAGGTCCGCTTGCTTGTGGGAATGTCTCAAGTATTCCCTTAAGCTTCATTAAGCCCTCTGTAACACCTGGGAACTTTTCGGCCATCTTTGTAAGGCCTTCAGTAACGGCAGCAGAAGCGTTAGTTGCAGTATCGTATCCAGATACTAACCCCTCTTGGGTAGCTCCAAGAAGTTTATTCTGAGCTGAGTTATTTCTAAAGTTAGCGGCAAAAGGATTGTCTTTGCCCATTCCACCCATAATACCTAGGGTGGTATTAACATTGCTAAGATCTGATGCTGCTAAATTTGAGCCCTTTTTAGCACGAAGAACCATAGCATCTTGCAACACTGACATGAGTTGCTGATTGCCGCCTGCCAAAGCGCTTAAGCTTTCATAGCCGGTAGAGTTCTGGTTCATAAAGGTGCCCATAGCATCGCTGGCGTTCTTTACGTGCTTACCCAAACGGTTATAGATAGCATTGATAATCGTTGTTGGGTTTTGCAAATCACCGTTAGCATCACGGATATCGCTACGCTTAATACCGCCACGAATCATATTCATGCCGTTAATGCCGGCAAAAGCGCCAGCAGCTTGCTCGTTGCTCATTCCGGTCATGGCACTTAAGCCACCGACCTGACCCATAATTCTTTGAGAGGTTGCTGTGTTGGCCGCATAACCTTGGGAGGCAAGGGCAGCTTGAGCCATAACTGGGCTCATAGCACTTGTGGCTCCGCCGCCTGCCTGCTTGTTAGCCATAGCAATTGCTTGGTTAACACTCATGCCTGAGTAACCGGCATAGGTAGCTGCACCCATATACTGGGTGACAGCTGAGCCCACACTTGGTGCGGCCTGCATCAACGCAGCACCGCCTGTAACAACGCCCATACCTAACGCACTGGCTGCAGACTTAGCAAAAGATCCTAAGCCAAGTTTGCTACCGCCGCCGCCATTATCGTTAATGGAGTTGGCAACCTTCTTTGCGTCTTCGCCTGCTTTGCCCATGAGGGAAGCAATCTTTTCAGCAATAGTCTCTACTTTTTCAAATAGCTTTAGGAAAGAGTCTTCAAACTCCTCATATTGCTTTTCTTTAATAGCAAAGTCGCCAAGACCGCCCTCTTGATCTTCTGGGCTAAACAGGTTCATACATCACCGCCTTATACGATCAATAGCTTTATTTATCCAGTTTATTCGTTCCCTAAAAGAAAGGGTACGAATCTCGTTGTAAGTCCATCCTGGATATTGAAGCGATAAAGCTTCATAGACATCCATGAGGGACTCATAGTCCATTTCACCGAAAGATATCCGCCAGGGTTAGTGGCAGCTTTACCTCCTGATTACAAGAGGTACATTCCTTAGTTAGTTTGTCGAGTTGTGGGCCTGGGTTGCGGTCTGATATCTGTTCTAAAATTTCTCTACGATCTTTTAGGCTAAGGTTCCTTACCTCATCTGTGGTAAGTACCGGCCTGCCATTAATAGAGATAATGCAATGCTTGAGGAGAATTGTATCCAACTCAGCACTAGTTTTTGAGGTTGAAGCCACAATGGCTTTTTGAGCAGAACCCTTAGGCAAGGAGATAACTACTTCTCCGGCCTTACAAGTCATGCTGAATTCCAAAGGACTTTCAAGCTTCTTTAAAGGAACGTCTTGCTCAAGATCAATTTCAAAAACCTGCTCTTCACCACATTTTGGGCATGCGCCTGGCCCAAGCTTGATTACAGAACCGAAGGTCTTATTTCTAATCTCTAAAAGAATAAGCTCCCTATCAGCAGCATAGAGCTGATCTAGCAAGCCAGGGGTGGCCGCTTCGTCACCGATCTTTACTGTAGCTCGTTCTAAAATTTCCATAAGAGACTTTCCAGGATCTGAGATCCTAGCTAAAGCCTCTTCATCTGCCCCATTAAGTTCTCTAACCTCAACGGAGTCTATAGTCATTCCGGTAAACGGATCTACTATTCCAATCATGAGGTTAACTTTTGGGTTAGGAGGAGGGGCCATCTTAGTAGACGGCCTCTTCTCCTCAACCTGTTCCGATTGATTTAAAGCCTCCTGAACTAGCCTGTTAGCTAGCTCAGGATTGGCTTCCGCATTTATAGTCTTTGTATCTGTAGCCATTTTGTTTACCCTTTAGTTAGATTGTTTAGCGAGTGATTTCTGGAGCTGTGGTTGCCAAGCTTGGAGCATAAGATACTTCAAAGCCTTCATGAACCAAAGTCATCTCTTCCACCATAAGTGTGTTAGAGCCTGCATCAAGGTTGCTGTAAGCAAGTGATGTAATCCAGGCATTGTATACCTTGAAACGAAGTGAAGTGTGCTGGGTTGAGCCGCCAAGAACAGCTTGAGTTCCACTCTGACCTGTTGAGGCTCCTACGTTAGGGTGTGATAGGACCTGAATGTCCAAATCAACACGGAACTCAGAACCAACATCGTTTGTTCCAGCTGTAAGGGTTGGGGTCAAGACTGAGAACAGACGTGACATCCAATCCCAGCTACCTGACTGACCGATCATTGAACCACGGGTAAGCGTGATTGGGGTAAATGCGGTCTGACCAGGAATCTGGTGAACGTTGGTGTTGAAGCCACCTTCACGGTATGCGATTGTTTCTGTGGCGATGCTTAGACCGGAAACAGAGACAAATCCCATAGTTCCAAAGATTCCGCTACTTGATGAGCTTAGCTTGCCAGCCGGATCGCCTGGTGAGCTAAATGTCACAAGAAACTTAAAATTACGGATTGGATCTGTCTGAACCGTAGATAGTGAGTATGCTGTCATTTTCTATATTCTCCTTACGCTGTTGCGCTTCCGGTTAGTTGTGACAACTTGACCACAACAAACTCTGCTGGATATTCGAGTGCAACGCCTACTTCAATATTTACATAGCCATTTTGGATGGAAGTAAATGAGTTGATAGTAGAGTCACAGATTACATAGTAAGCCTGCGAGGAATTTGTTCCACGCAAACCACCTTGCTGCCAATAAGTAAGCAAGAAGCCACCGATAGCAGACTTGAGCTGAGTCCAAAGATTAGCATCGTTGTTCTCGAAGACAGCAAACTGTGAAAGCTGTGCGATCTGCTTTTCGATGTAAATCAATGAGCGGCGTAGGTTGATATAGCGGTTGCCTGGGTTATTAGTAAGAGTACGACCACCCATAATAACAATACCTGCACCTGGGACGTTGCGGATAGTGTTGACAGGGTTGATAGATGAGTTGAGGCTGTTCAGGTCAGCATTTGTAAACTGGTACTCTGTAGAGAGTGCGTTTGCGAGCTGGTTCTGAAGACCTGCTGGAGTCTTCTGAGGTCCACGGAGGATATCGGTTGCAATGTATTGTCCTACAACCATTCCGCCTGGAGCCTGTAGAGAAGTAGTTCCCTGAGACTTAGTTGCGTCTGGGACGTAAACCCATGGCCAGTATGCGGCTGCAAGGTTTCCGTAGTTACCGCCAATGTCAGCAACAGTGTTAACAATCTGGTTCTGAGCAGCTGTAGCTGAACCAAGTCCAGATGGGGTATCAACGACTGCAAATGCATCTGTGCGTGTAGATGCATAGCTGATTGCATCAGCGTGCATTTGAGCAGCAGCTGATGCTGTGCTTGCATATGAAGCATCTGGAGCATAAAGAACCAAAGAGCTTCCTACGCTGTCAAAGTTAGTCCATGCTGTCTTGTAAGCAGCGGTGTTAGGTGTTGAACCGTCTGTGCCGCCTGCAAGAGTAACTGCTGCGCCACCTGTGTATGGGAACTTAGCATTGTTAATGTTTGATACTACACCCAAGGTAGCAGAAGTAGCATTGACAATTGAAGCAATATAGTTAGGGTCTGAAGCATTCATGCTGAGATCAGTAAACTGCTCTACAACAGCGGTACTTGTGTTTCCGTTAACTGTCACATTCTGAGTTACAGTGATACCAAAACGGTTTGAAGTTCCGCCAGGAACAATCTGAACCTGGTAGTTCTGTGACCATGCGCCTGCGTTATCAGCAGTTAAAGTAAAGCAAACGCCTGGAGTTACAGTAGCTGTGGCAGAAGCGCCGGTTACTGCTGTACCTGTTGCAGCGTTTGTAACTGTGAAGCTAGTGGTTGTTGGAACTGTTCCAATTAGCACACCGCTCAAGTTAAACGCAGTGGTGCTAAGACCAGTAATGCTTACAGTCTGTCCCACAGAGAATCCGTGAGCAGTTGAAGTTGTGAAGGATACTACGCCGCCTGCAGCAGATGCCGCAGTAACGGTTGCTGTAAGGGTTGTAGATCCGTCAGTAAACGATGCAGAACCGGCTGTTGCGCCTGTTCCTAGAACACGGTTTACATAAAGGTTACGGCCACCATTTGAGAAGTAGTGATACGCAGCCCATGTTGTTGGGTAGGAGTTGTTTAATCCACCATAAATATTTTGGAAGTCACGCCAGGTTCCACAAAGTGTTGGAACAACTGGACCCTGTGGTAGGGTACCTGAGAAAGCACCACACGCAGCACTGAAGTCTGTTGGTGTAATAGCTTGCTGTAATGCGACTTCTTGGATATACACTCCGGGACGTTGGTATGTCATTTGAGGTTTCTCCTTAAGAGATTAGGTTGTTAGAAAGGGTTAGGAATAGTAGGCTGGGTAGTTTACGAGGTAAAGGTTGATGTCTGAGTTGTGAACGTGATGTGTGGGTTGTGTAGTACTTCGTACATTTGGTCTAGCGAATTCTCAAAGATCTCTGCGCTAATGCGAAGATTAAAGACGTTACTAAACAGGCGCTTATCCTGCTCAGTGCTATCTCTCTTTGAGAACCCTAATACATCAAGACGACGAACAGTGTTGTCTTGAGGTACGTGTAGCTGGCCAAATCTAAGGGGTAGTCTACCAAAGGAAAGCAAAGATGCGATGATCTGGCGATCATGGCGGGGCTGACGAGCCCAGGTGCTTACCTGGTAGATGAGGTCTACTGGGATAGGGTATCCAGTATTGTATTGAGTGTTTGGGTCTAGGGTAACCCCAGTATCAGGCAGATAGCTGATTGGGATGTAACCACGGTGGGCACGAGAAGTATCTTCTCTGATCCCTACAAGATCCACAGTAATATATGGGTAAGACTGCTGACGGAGTTCCTTATCAGGTTGTCCATAGTAGACAGCTACAGGGCGTGAGGTATTGCCGCCATCTGAAACGGTAATCCCAGACAGTAGGCTCTTTAGAGCAGCGTCTTCATTTAAAATAAAAGGCATCTTAGCTCCCCATCATAAAAGTGCGCATGGCAGGATTTGGGGGAGTATCTTGAGTTCCATACTCCAGAGTAAGGATCTGATCCTCTAGGTGCTCTGGGTAGGTAATCTTATGTTGCTTACCGTCATGCTTGAGGGAAACCTGGGAGACGATGTGCGAAGGCCAACCATAGTCAGATAGATGGCTGCGAAGTTTATTGGTGTAAGCAGGAGTAACTGATTTCTCTACACGCCTAATTGAGTCTTTAAAGATAGATGAGAATTTAGCCACGATTGCTGAGTACCTTCGAAAGCAAGTAGCCTACCGCAACAGATGAGAGAACCTTTTTGGTTCCTGATCCCGGCAATAGTCCCGATGCTCCACGAATGAACTCAATCTTATCGGCGTCTGTCTCTTGTTCGAGCAGGCGCTTAGCAAGGTAAATCATCAGATCCTCCTAAAGAGGCGTAGGGGTACTTCTGCAGGGTTCCAGATCTCTCTGGCGTCAAGGCAATAATAAAGGAAAAAGCCCCCTCGTGGGGGGCTAAATCTTTACTTCTTTTTCTTAACCTTTTTGGCCAAGGCCTTATCCATCTTTTCATCTTCCTTGCGAGAAGGCTTCTTCTTGTCCATCTTCTTATCGGCTGCTTCAAATTTCTTCTTTTGAGCCGGTGTCATACCTTTTTCAAGCTTTTTATCTTGTTCCTTATCAGACATCTTCTTTTTAGCCATTATTATCCTTTTTTCCGCAGTTACAGTTTTCGCACTTGCATTCTGGGGCCACTTTACTTGCCCTTTTTAGTAGTAGGCTTGCCCTTTTTCTTGCAGGCGCCCTTGCAGTTTGGCTTAGAGCAGCCACATCCACATGCTTTGCACATATTACTTTCCCTTCTTTTTCTTGTGAGTCTTGTGCCACTGACGGCCAGCGGCAATACCATCTTTTACAGTCTTAATCTTAGCATCCTTTTTGGTCAAGTCCATAGTAGGACCTCCACCATCTGGATGGCTTACTATAACGTCACCTTTTTTGTTCTTAACAAATTTATGGGTTTTACCGTCAATTTTTACTTTAGCCATATCAGACCTTCTTAAGTCTTGGGTTCTTCTTCTTGGCTCCCTTTGAAGCTCCTCGTGAAGATGCTGCTAAAATAGCGTCTGCTTGCTTTTGGGATACACCTTCTTTTTTAGCAATCTTAGCAGAAGCTTTTTCAAAACCTGGGTGCTTCTTACTTGTCTTTTTTGCTGCCATGGTATTTCCTTAGTAGGTCGTAGGGTCAAAAGCAGAGTAGTTTGCATAGTGCTGGAACTGAGGATCGTTTACCAACTCTTCTGCGTTCACCTGCTCACAGATAACTCTAAGCAAGGTGTAGTTAGCCCCGATTATACCTTCGGGCAGCACCCTAGTAGGGGTAAATACTTCATTACGGAATATGATGCGGTCACGTAGATAGAAGTCAGGGTTAAGCTCTACGTTGGCTAGCTCTGGCACATTGTTTGCGTTGGCGCCGTAGAAGTTCAGGCTATTCTCAATAACGTCTACGTTAATAATAAGGGTAAGGCGGTCGGTGTTATAGAAACCACGATCTGACTGTACGGTAACGCCCTGCTCTAGTTGGGCGCTTACTACAGGAATAGTTAGTGGGTTCTTCCAGACACGTCCGCCGCTTACTGCACCTGTGTCATAAACCGGGTCCACCACGGTATTGGCAGAGTCAAAAAGCCACCAAGCTACGCTAGTGCCTACAGTCTTCTGAAGCTCTACGGTGGTTCCGGACACGAAAGAGGCACGTTCGGACAGAACGCTAAATCTACCTTGCCTATTTTCTCCACGCATAGGAGTAGTCTACCTCTCGGTTAGGGGGATCACCTATTAAACTCTTTAGGGATGTACCCCTCTTTAAATGGCCCGTACTTAAGGTTGATCTTTGTGTACCTGCAGAACCGGTCAACCTTGGCCTTGTTAGCCGGATTAGTTACGTACTTTACCCAGTTGTCCCTAATACTGTTGTAGTACTGCTCATTAGGAAGTATCTTAGGGTTGGCTCCACTTACCCTGTAGGTTGGGTGCAGTACTTGATCAAAGTCTGTATTATTTTGAAATAGATGAGATAGCGGAACGGTCATGTTTGGAAACACTAAAGAAAAACCAGCCTCTAGCAAACTCATAGTTTGAATGATCTCTTCTTCCCAAAAAATAGTGTCTATATCTAAGCCGGTATTACCAAAATAGTGCTTGTTAGAGAAGACAAACTGAGCGTTAAACTTAACAGCAGGTACATATAGATCGTCTGACCTGTACATGTGCGAATCAGGACCGGCCAACGGTTCGTCTTTCCAAGCAGGAATTCCTGTATTTACCCATGTCCTAAACAACATGATGGGGTACTGGGCAAGCTTATCGTGCCTTAAAGGAACACGCTCACCGTTATCTAGATGTTTAAACCCAGGCAAATAAGCTGTCATAATTGTTTTTGGATTTTGAGTAGCTTCTAGGGCACCCTCGTACATCTTAATAAGCTTAGTATCCCAATTTCTTTCAAAGAGTGTATGGGAATCTACTTGAAGAATATAGTCTTCCCCATCATACATAGATAGGGCTTGATCTCGACCAAAACCAATAGACGGCTCATATTCTCCTACCTTAAACCTCTTAAACTTAACTTGGGAGAATTCAAGTAGCTTCTCAATCTTATCTTTATAGTAGAACTCATAGTCTACATTTGAATGGGCAGTCTCCATAAGAACAAGGCCTATAGTTAAGTCGTCTGGATTAGCGGCGCTTTGGATAGCCTCAAATACGGTAAAGGGAACCTGGTTATCATACATGGTTGGGATAGCAATATAGATAGACATATTAATCCTCTAGGTCTACAAAGGTTGGATTATTTAAAAACAGGGACGCCAATCTAGCACTGTTTACTGCAAAGACTTCTACAATCTCTCCGTCTATTACTATACCTAGACGTATAGACCTTACCTCAGCAACTGGCTCGGCTTCCTTTTTCTTTTTAAACATCATGAATACTCCTTTGGCTTACGCCATAGTTTTTTATACACACCTGTTGCAGAACGAAGATAGCTACTTCTTTCTACTTGATGGTCCGTTTCAGTGTAGTCTTGGACGGATACCCACTTATCTCTTTTAATAGGGATTAGCTGGGCAATGGGTGTTCCTGCAGGTATTGTACCTGTCCAACCCTCTCTTATGAAAAAGGGTACGTTACCCCAACCAGTAAACTCTTCGCTGTCAACAATCCCAGACATAGTAGTGAAAGGTAGGTCAAATCTATTTATTGGGTGCGTTAAAAGTGCGCTATATCCTGGAGGAACTTTCCAACCCCATTGACAGTTCCATGCAAGGTGGTTGTGGGCATGTCCGGCAGGACGTGGGATAGTATGGCCTGTCAAACCAAGGCGTTCGGTTAGCACCGGAAAGCCTGTCTCTTCCCAGCTTAGTTTAGATCTACCCTCTTCGTCTAAAGTTACTTCTACATCAACGGGGGTAACCAACATATAACCAGAAATCATGGCGTCTAGAAAAGGTACACAGACTTTTAAGCCGTCGTATTTGACGCCATGCTTATCATAGTAATGACGCTCAGCATTTTTATACCAGTCTGGGACTTCGCTCTTTGCTGGTACTGGCGGTTTATGTTCTTTTTTTACACCAGGACTAGGTACAAACCTAAAGACCTTCATGCGCTCCTCCGTAAACTTTTTAACCTGTGATCGTGGCCGTAAAGTAACCTAAGGTACTTCCCTGAGCTTGATCCGACGTAGTCAAAATTATACCAGCTTTTGTTGCGGTAGGAGAACTGCCTAAAGTGGTTGTGGCGGTGCCTACGCTAGTGGTTTGTGAATTATCGCTAAACGCTGTGGCGGTAACTGAAGTACCATGAACTACAACCTTTAGAGAAGCTAAAATACCACTTAGGGTGGTGGTGGCAAGCGTGGAAACTGTTCCGGCCACTGATTGGTAAATTTTAAGCAAATACTGGATGTTCGTAGTTGTGGCAGACCCTGTTGCTGTATAGGTAGAGGGAACCGTGTAGCTGTCTGTAGACGAGTAGGTTCCGGAATAGTATGGAGAGTAATTTGTGTAGGATCCTAGTGAACTATAAGAGGTGTAAGTTTGTGCTGTATATGGGGTGCTTACATCGCCAGTATGAGCTACAGCGTTGTTATATGAGGTGTAGGTTGGTTGAACATACGTGCTGTAGGTACCGTATTGAACTACATACCGCTGTGTACCGGCATATTGTCCGCCACCTATGTAACTATATGGTGCTCCGTATGCACCTGGGTTTGCAATGTAATACTGGTAAGTTCCATGATCCCAAAAACCTGCAGTAGCATACTGATAATGGGTGGAGTATACGTATGCTCCGTCCCAAGAATAGTTGGTTCCTGAAACATAGTTTCCTGTACCTTGATAAACAGTAGAGTAGTAGTAAGTGGTTCCGCTTGCATAATAACCTAGTGGTGTACCTGAGGTATATGGGGTGGCGTAGGTGTATGGGGCTGTATATGTGTACGGGGCAGTATAAGAATATGAGTACGTAAAGTAAGTATCGCTCTCAACACCCACAGCAGCAAGCCAGTTATTAGAGTCTGTTACTAAGAATGATATGCCAGAACCTAAGCTTACGTTTTGAGCGGTAGCGGTTACGTTCGGGTTACCCATATCCGTAGCAGCAATAGGGTATGTAGATGGGCTAGTAGCAGTTGTAGCCACGCCGTTATTAGAGGACCAGATGCCAGAGATGGCGTTCCATACTCCGCCGCTAGAAGATGTCCCTAACGAACCAGAGGTAAGTCTTGCAAAAGTATCAGCAAATTGTCCAGTAAACCACTGATGCCAAACGCCACCAATTTTAACCCAACCAGATGTTACAGAGTGCCAGCTTTGAATACCGCCGGTTGTCACCTTAGTTAGAATACTACCAGCTGTACGCCAAACCCCGCCTACTTTGACTTGACCACTCATTATACATACACCAACCAGACGTCGCCTTCAATGCCTTGTCCAGAGGTTGGGGTAGAAGTGCTTACCCACGTATTGCGTACCACGTTAGAAGATGCTGTTACTGTAGATGCTGTTGTGACTGATCCGTTAGTCTGAGAGACGTATGAGGTTGTAGGTGTCTGCCAAGCAGGTAGGCCAGCAACCACTGTAAGAACTTGTCCGGTAGATCCGATACCCAAGCGTGTGTTTCCGCTGCTATAGGTTAGAAGGTCGCCGTTTGTTGTCAAAGTGCTTGTAGGAAGATATGAAGGTAGAGTAGACCAGGTTGGGATACCCCCAGAAACGGTCAGATACTGCCCTGTAGAACCAATACCTATGCGGCCTACAGTAGATGACCCAGTACCGTAGATAAGGTCTCCAGCGGTCGTTACAGTCGAAAGAGGGACCTTTGTAGCGATGGAGTTAGGCAGGGTTGTTGTAATAGATGTGTTTAGGGAGTTGTAGTCAGTGCTGCCCACATAGAGAACGTTGCTTCCGCTTACCTGTGGAATACCCAAATAGCTTAAGGTAAACCCTGCTGTAGTAAGAAGGTTATTGGTTCCAGAACCAGTAGTTAGGGTGAGACCCACACCGCCAGCAGAACTGGTAAGGATGGTGCTGCCGCCAGTTTTAGATACATACGGAGCGTTACCTACGCCATAGATCAGACCGTTTTCAATGTTTGCAAGACGCTGAGCTAGGGTAGTCCAGGATGTTGTACCTGTGCTAAAAGCTGTAGATGATGTGAAGTTAGATACAAGAACGCCGCCTGCAAAGCCGTCAGAAGGAACTCCGAGGCCTGTCTCAATAGCTCTGACTTCTTGCTGCAGAGAGTTTACGTCATTAGCTACAACAGTATCCTGAAGATCTACACGAGCTGTGTAGGGATAGACTGCACTAGGAAAACCGACTGTCATATAAACTCCTTCGCTTAATGCCCCCCACGATACCTGAAAACTACGGGATTGTCTGCCTAGCCAACTAGGTACTTGGTGCAGACCCCGTAGATACCCTCAAAGATACTTAAATCTGTAGGCTCAGTAAGTACCACTATTGACTTGTTTGTCAAAGCCCTACCAGGGTAAGTCCAGATATATCCGTTACTTGTCAGGGTGTGGTCGTCATTCTGGTGCCAGAAGAACCTGGCATCCGGGATGTTGTTAGAAAAATAGCCAAGGGCTTCTATGTTCTTGCAGTGGAACCAGGTTTTATCTTTAATAGAGTTGATAAACTCCTCGTCAATCTGGTAGAAGGGTTCGTCATGTCCTAGGAACATACCTTCCGGATTCATCCAGACATCAACCTCTACGTCATAGCCTTGGGCAATAGCAGAGACTACGTCAACAGGATTGTTCTCCCCGTCCTTGTTTTCTCCCCTAATCAAACCTCTATGGGCAATCTTAAGCATTGTTACTCCTAAGGTAGTTGTTTAGATCCTCTGGAGTTCCCACTCCCCACATCTTATTAACATGCATAGCATATACACGCTTCCCATCATTAATAGCTTCATTAAATACTGGGGCGGTATAGAACTCTCCGTTAACTGTGATGTTCTTTTCCATCATCTGCTCAGCGTACTTAACAAAGTCTGAGCCATGCTTCCAATAGTAAATGCCCACAGTTGCATGATTGCTAATAGGCTTCTTCTCAGCAACTTCTAAAACAAGGCCTGTATCAGATGCGATTCTTGCATAAGACCACTTAGGGTGGGTAGAGGTGAATGTTGCAATGCCGGCATCAGCATTCTTTACGTTCATATGATACATAAAGTCTCTGCTGTCCCAGTCAACGATTTGATCTGAGTTAGCTATGATCAGAGGCTCATCATTATTAATAAGCTCTCTTGCAAGTAAACAGGTCTGGGCCGCACCGCCTGTAAGCACTGGGGTGCTGATCAAATGGCATCCAGGGGTGATCTTGTCTAGCATGAACATCAAGTTGTATTTTTCTACATGCTCCTGCATAGAAACATAGATGTAGTTTGCCTCTATACCAAGGCTCTCTACTACACGCTCGATCATAGGCTTACCGTTAACTTCAATAAGAGGTTTAGGGAAGCTATAGCCAGCATCCGCAAAACGACTCCCTAGTCCTGCCATTGGGATCAAAACATTCATCTTCTTATCCCTAAATGAAGAGGCTTTAGATAGGTGCTCTAGAGCAAGATCAATCTTTTCTTTAGTAAGATCTTCCCTATTCTTAATCTCAATAAGATGAGCCCCACTATCCCTAGCAGCAAGTTTTCCAACAAAGCTGTCTTCAAAGATAACAACATTTGTTGGAACAGTCTTGAAATAGTTCATGATAGACCAATACATTTCTGGGTGGGGCTTAGAGTTTGCAACTCCGCCATTAGATATGGCTACATCCACGTATGGAAGTATCCCCAGTTTATCTAGGCAGGTCTCTACAGTCTTGGAAATACTGTTACTGGCAACGCCGATACCAATGCCCTTTGATGCAATGTACTTAAAGTGCTCTACAAGATCCCTATCTTCTACTACGTTCTCAAACATCTCTGCAGTGTACTTTTGCTTAAGTTCCCAAATTACTGGGTGCAGCTCTTGAACAAGCCCCTTACTCTCAGAGAGAATAAACAGCTTCTCCTTAGTAGGCAACCCCTCATATATATTCTTGTGGTCAAAAGTACTAATTACAAGCTCAGGAGAAACATCTTCCAACGCCATATTCAGAGCGGTAAAATGAATGTCCTTGCTGTCAATCAAGACCCCATCAAGATCAAAGATTATAACTTTTTTCATGCTGATAACCACGCTTTCAAGAAAGGATCGTTTTCAATAGTATTAATTACCTCGTCCGAACTTCTATTTAGATTAGGAATAGAGACGTAGCGGTGACCCAATCTTGCGGCCATTAAGTGATAGAAGTGGTGCATCTCTTCTGTGCCTACAGAGGCAGGCTCAGTAACACCGTTACCAACACTAGTAAAAGAAATAAGCGGAGTAGTCAGCTCAAGCACGGCAGACCCAGGCGGCATAAATGCAGCGTTTACAAGACCAGAGCTAGTTGTTGATGCTACCAACTTAGCCTTGCTAAAGTAGCTGATCTGTGATTCAAAGGTCTTAAATTCATCGGGGGCTACAATATCAAACCCTAAAGATGCAAAGTAGTTCTCTACCTTGCCTTCATCATCCATGCGGTCATCATCCTCATATGGAAGCCGCCCTTTGATCAGAGCTTTAAGGGACCTGCCCTTGTAATTCTTTCTAGTTAGGTAGACTTTCTTACCATCTGCCACGTTTACATCCGGGGTAATGAACTGCTTAGACATTTCGTGGATCTTTGGCCAAGGGTTGTTTACCTCATACGACTCTACTAACAGGTCTCTAAAATAGAGGTTATTGATGTTGAACTTATTTATGACCCTAAGATCTACCGGCGCATAGTCTACGCCGTTCTTATTAAGGAACTTAAAGAAGTTCTGAATGTAGGTTGGAAGCGGATCTCTATCTACAACCCCAGTGATATCAATAATAAACAGGGCATCTGGAGTTAAAGCGTATTGAGCTAAAAACTCACCTAGATCCTCATGCATAAAGTGGTAGAAAGATCCCCCCAGATAAACAAATACCTTCATCTGGTCTGAGATGAAGTCTTTTACATGCTTCTCTTTCTTTCCAAACTTTGGGTGAACCTGAAACATGTTGATATTGTTGCTTGCAACCAGACCTACTTCCTCTGGAGCAAAGCGGTAAGACGTTTGATATGACGTATGATTGAGCGTAGTGGTGCTAGTAGACTTCATTGTTATCCCTCGATTATTTTAGTTAAATCATCCTCTGTAAGTTCCCTATCAAAAGGGAGGTCTGGAGTTACCCACTTGTTTAGCGGGCACCTGGCATCTTGAAGCTTAACTTTAGCATTCATTATGCATCCGCATTCACGGCACTGGTGGGTTAGCTTTATGAAGCGCTCACAACCTTTGCAGGTTTTAAGCCTATTCTCAGCAATAGCTGGGAGAGCACGCTCCATATTTTTGTTCAGCATATCCCACGGTTTTACTTCCCTAGGGGTATCTGACATTATTGTGATCCACGCCTTGTAACTCCGTGGATGCCAAATGGTTCAAACTTGCCATCTTTATGGACAGATCCAACAGGAGGGCGTGGGTCTCCATCATTAATCTTAACAAATGATGGTCCCTTTAAAAGAAGTTCGCTAAAACCCTTTTGAACGTTCATAACATCTACTACGATACCATCTAAAACGATAGCCAAGGATACGACTTCTACTCCGGCAGGAGGCTCGTTTACCGCACATTCTGGGCCATGAACATGTTCTGCAGGGGCATGCTGATGATCGTGGTCATGTTTTTTAGCTGCACGCTTTCCCTTTAAGTACTTAACAAACTCTTTAGTACTCATAGGCCTTACTTCTGGAACATCGTAGTTCCTAATAACCTTATCCATTACTCGTAATCCTTCTTAACCCACTCGACGTTTTTATACTTATACTGCTCAACACGTACGTTTACAGACTTAACTCTTCCAAGAGCAGTCAAACCAACATCTACAAAAGATCTCCATGAAGCTCTTTTAACGGGTATGATTTGTACAAAAGGTGTGCCAGCAGGAATAGTACCTGTCCAGCCTTCCCTTATATGAAAAGGAATGTTGCCATTAGTAAAGAATTTGTCGCTGTCAATAGTAGCAGACATAGTTCTAAATGGAAGATCGCTTCTGTTAAATGGGTGGGTAACAATAGTGCTCCAACCACGTGGTGTTTTCCAACCCCACTTAGAAGACCATATCAAATGGTTCTTGCTGTGACCGGCAGGCACAGGGATTGTGGCTCCAATAGCACTAGGGCGTTCACCAACAAAGCCTTGCCATGCATCTGGCCCATCCCACCTTATATTCATTTTTCCGTCTTCATCACGGGTGACGTGGATGTCAAAAGGTATAAGGAGAAAATACCCGCCGATCATCACATCAATAAAGGGCTTGCAGGTCTTTAAGCCCGGATTGTTATTCCCGTTTTCATCAACCCAGTGATACTCGCCATCTCTATACCATTGAGGTACGTACTTTTTACACGGCTCTGGCTCAAGGAGCATGAGCTCTTTATCTTCAATTTCTGGAACAAATCGTATTACTTTCATAGTCGCCCTCCCGAATACTATGCTTGTGGTTCTGGAGCTACCGATGGTGTTGCAGGTACCTCTTGTGGAGTAGACGCTACTGGTGCAGCGTTTTGTGGGTTTGCAGGAATAGCATCAACGGCAGGCGGTGGTGTGAAAGCCCCATCAGTGTATAAAAATCCTGGGTCAACATAAAGTGTCTTAGGGATTTGAATAAATGTAGGGTTTGAAAGGTAGCGTGCTGCGTCTGTGGTATCTAGATTAAAAACAGTGTGAACAACCCCGTTAATAACCATTGCAACCCTATAACGACCTGATGTCTCAGGTGGTGTTGGCACAACAAGGGGTGGAACTGGTAGCAAATCGTCAGCCATGTATTATCTCCTTAGTTTGACTGGGAATTGAAGTCGTCTAGTTGATTACCTTGAACGTAATCAGAAGGTCCTAGGACGATTCCAAACTTAGTGGCTATTGTAGCACCTGTTGCTGTATATGTGAGGTCGGAACCTATTTGGGTGGTCAAAGCGGTATTTGAGTATGGGCGGATGGTAATAACCTTAGTTACAGCATTGGTAATTACCTTAAACGCTGCAGCAAGCTGGGATAGGCTCCAACGGGTAATCTCAGATACAACGTTACTTGAGGACTGGATAAGGCGAATATATCCAGGGAAACAGGTCTGGCAGTTACAGGAGGTATAGCCATATTGAGGGGAAGAGCAGTATGGGGCATAGGTGGCGTAGTAAACGGTACATACTGGGCCATAGTAGTTATTAGTAAAAGAGTTGCAGTTAGGGCCAGAATAGCTTGAAATTCCGTAGTTGGCGTTTGGTCCAGAGTAGGAATTAGCTCCATATCCGCCACAGTTAGGGCCAGAATAGCTTGATACGCTATATACCTGGTGAGTTCCATAGCTTGATACACCGTATGAGCTACAAGTAGAGCCTGCATAAGCTGAGCAGCTGGAGCCTGAAGTAGAGTAGCTTGAACAGCTGTAATAAGTGCTGAAAGACAAGCAGCCAGAAGAATAGCTAGCGCATGGGTGCCCACTCACGGCATAGCTAGTGCAATCTGGAGCGCGGATGTAGTAGCTTCCACCTTTATAGTAAACGTTTCCGTAGGCTAAACAGGAGTAGGAGGTTCCATAGGATGCACAAGATCCTGAATAGTATGAGCTACAAGAAGATCCGGAAGAGTATCCACTACATCCATAGTTGTTAGCGTAGGCTACACATGATGGAGTATAAGAAGCACATGCGTAGGTGGAGTAGTATGCGTAGTTTGAATTATAGTTGGTTGCATAAGAGTAGCCTCCAGTACAGCCGTATCCAGATACAGCATATGAATAGCTTACAACTCCATAGTTGGTTGCATAAGAGTAGCCACCGGTACATGATGCACTGCTATAGTAGGCGTAGTTTCCGCAATAAGTTCCGGTTACATATGGGGTATACGCAGCACAAGAGTAGGTTGCACAGGTGGAGCAGTTACAGGAAGTATTGGTTGAGCGACCATAAGTTACTCCCCACCAGTTGCCCGAATCAGTAACCCACATAGCAACACCAGCACCACCATCGTTATTGCGGGTGGCCACGTTAGTAATGCTACCTGTAGTTGGGGCTGAAGAGGCCTGAACCTCAAGAGTGATCTGGCTAGAGCTATCTACCGAAACAATCTGAATATCAGTATCTGTTCCAAGAGATCCAGTTCCAGGTGTAGCTGAGATCCATTGACCTGCGCCAAGACCTGCTGTGGAGCTAAGTCCGGTAACAACAACGGTATACCCACTAGTTGTTGGGGTTACGGTTGAGATTGTTCCAGAAGCAGAGAATACAAAGGTAGAGCCCACAGAAATTGAAGAGGTATTGCTTTGGGAGGTCATGTTTACGTCAGCAAGTGGGTATGAAGATGCTGCTGTGGCAGTAGTAGCAGAATATCCGTTGGCGCTCCAAACGCCACGCTCTGCTTTCCAAGCACCGCCTGAGCTAGATGTTCCTAGCGAACCTGAAGTGGTTCTATTGAAGTTATCCGAAAAGGAGGCAAAAGCCGTTTGGATAAAGTTCATTAACCCTTGAAAAATACCAGACATTACGTAAGCCCATTTCCACTAATCATCCAAGTAGTTGCAGCAACTTTTAAGAGAGTTGCCATTCCGTATGGTGCTAAGGTTCTAGACCCTGTAGCCCCGGTTCCTGCTTGCATTAGTATATCAGATGTGATAGAAACCGTCACAGTCACGCTAGAAGCTGCTACCAAGGCTATAGACGTGCCTACAGGAAAGGCGACCGATGCATTTGCTGGAACGGTAAGTGTGCAGTTTGCGTTAAAGTAGATGTGCTTTCCAGCATCGCTGGCTATTAAGGTATATGTTGATCCCACTGCTGGCTGTAAATTTTGAGGCATTCCTGTATAGCCAAGACCAGAGGCGGCGCTTGTAACAGATGCTGCCGTAGGCACAACGCCAGTAGATAGAGAGCCTGCCGCAATATTTGCTGCAGGGAATGATCCCGAGGTAATAGTGCCTACAGTAGTGATAGAAGAAGATCCGGCAATAGGTGAGTATGTAGAGGCAGCAGTACCGGTGGTTAGGTATGTAGATGAGTCTAGAGAGCCATCTCCCTTAACAAACTGTGAAGATGTACCGCCACTGGTTATGTGAGAGGTTGCAGTTACAGATGTTAATCCAGAGAGTGTTAGGGTAGTTCCGCCCAATGAAACAGAGGTTGTACCCAACGTAATAGATGAGTTGGTAAGGCTTGAGTTAGCAATGTTGGTAAGGGTGTTAGAAGACCCAGAGATTGCCTTATTTGTAAGAGTCTGGGTGGCGTCAATAGTGGCAATATCGCCCCCTGTCGTTCCACCTGGGGTGCGACCTAGAACCTGTGTAGGGGTAAGAACTGTGGTTCCAGCAATATGGTAGGTTTTACCGGATGCAAGATCAAAGTGCTCAGATGAAAGCCATGAACTGGTTGAAGACTGCCATTGAAGAGTTTTGTTAGTGGTACCGTATAGAAGCATACCTCCACCATTTGCGGTGGAATCAGAAGGTGTAGCAACCTTGCCAATTTCTATATTCTTATCTTGAACCAGTAGGGTAGAAGAGTTGATAGTTTCGGTTGTTCCGGTAACGGTAAGGTTACCGTTAATGGTTACGGTACTGTTAGTGTTACCAATATTGATTGTGTTGGCACCGGTTCCAACAGCGGCAATGTTTACCGTACCTGTAGTAATACCGGCACCGATAGCAAGGGCTCCAGTTGTTACGTTAGGAAACAGGGTTGCTGTAGTTCCGGTTGCAGATGCTGCGTTAATGTTATCAATTACCGGTACAGTTAAGGTCTTATTTGTAAGGGTCTGGACGCCGGTTAGTGTTGCAACAGTAGAGTCAATAGCTACGGTTACAGCACCAGAACCGTCATAGGATGAGCCGCTAAGGCCTGTGCCTATTGTAAGAGCATTTGGATTGACCGCTTTAATTGTAATATCGGCAGAGCCATCAAACGAAACGCTGTTAATCAAACGAGCAGTTTGCAGCTTAGTTGCGGTAGCTGCATTGCCATCAATGCTAACACCGGTTAGAGATTGAGAAGCAGACGCACGGTTTAAGGCAATAGATGTAGTACCGATATAGTGCGTAGAGTTGCCTAATACAGTTGAGGGAATAGTTCCAGTAAGATTACCCGCTGTTAGGTTGGTTAGATTGGCTCCAGATACGGCACCAAACAAGCCTGACCAAGTACCAGTAGTGATGGTTCCGGTAGTGGTCAGTGACGAGGATCCAGCAATAGGGGAGTAAGTAGATGCCGCTGTTCCTGTAGTTAAATATGTGCTTGAATCTAGGGTTCCATCACCCTTAACAAACTGACTTGATGTGCCGCCAGAAGTTATAAATTTTGGAGCTGTAAGATTTCCTGTAAAAGTATTGTCTACACCGAGCCGTGGAACAACAGTAGTATCAATAGCCAATGTTCCGGAAGAGGTTATTGTTCCTCCAGTAAGACCAGTACCTGCAGTGATAGAGGTTACTGTTCCGCTACCGCCAACAGAGGCCCACTGTAACCCAGAACCTGTAGATTGAAGTACTTGACCTGACGTACCGGTTGTTCCTCCAGCAGAGATTTTAGGTACGCTTAAAACACCGGCATCCGTAAGGTTGAAGATGTTTGCGCTATAGGCATCGTTGATGATCTGAAGATCACCTGTGCTGTTAACACGAAAGTTTTTGCTAGGGTTGGTGGCACCCGAGTAGGTGTTAGTAACGATGAGAAAATCATGATACCCGGTACCACCACGATTTGCATAACCTACTAGCTGTAAAGCCTGACTAATACCTGTCGTATTAATGACAAGCGTACCTGCTACGTTAGCCGAGGATAAGAAAGCCCTTGTCACTTAAAGGACCTCTTATCCGAAGACTACTACACGTATTTGGTTTGTTGTAGGTGCTGTTGAGAAGGCAACTGTAACAGTATTTGTAGTAGAGTGTGTAACGTCTGCAAAGTACTCAACGTTAGTTGAATTGTCGTATAAGGTAACCTGAACATCCGTGGTAGCCAAGTTGTGGGTTACTGTGTAAGAAAGCGATGCGCCATCACCGATTGAGGTAGCGTACTTGCGTACTACTACGTCGGTGTTGATAGCTACCTGGTTAGTGGTTGCTGCTCCAGCAGCACCCTGGCCAGAGATGGTGATACCAAGACCTGGAGTTACTGCCAAACCGCTGGTTGTTGTAGCCAAACCAGAGGTGCTGTTGAGCAAGATCAAGGCACCAAATGAGTTGGTTGTCAAACCACCGGAGGTAGTTGGGTTAAGAGCAAGACCTGAAGAGGTAGTTGTCAAACCTGATGCTGAAGGCAAGAGGATAGATGCTCCGCCAGAATCTGCTGCCAAACCGCCAGTTGAGGTTGGGGTGAATGAGAAGGTTTCTCCAGTAAGGTTAAGTCCGTTACCAGCTAGGTAAGTTCCAGCACCAGAGAACTGGGTGAAGGTGATCGCATCGGTGCCAATCTTAATTCCATCATGTGGAGTAGATGAAGATCCAAGGTTAGACTGTACCCAACCTGTGTTAGCCTGTCCACCCGAACCAACAAAGACGAAGTCTCCAGCAACTACTTGACCAGCAACGTAGTTATCATAATCGGTTGCACGAGTCAAGACGGTTGCAACACCGGAAGTTCCAGCAGTTGTTACTAAGTAGATACCGTTTGCCTCGCTAGATGTTCCTGCGTCTGCAGTAACACCGTTCTTAACAAGAATACGGTCGCCAGATGCAAGTGTGTAAGAATCAACAACTGTTGTTCCTGTTGAAGAGAAGGTAATTGTTGCGCCTACGCCAGTACCGCCATCAGCACCTGATGTACCAGCAGAATATGTAGCTGCAAGAGTTGTTGCGGTTGCTACAGATACAGAACCGTGTACGTTAAGTGAGCTTGCAGTTGCGTCAACGTATGCTTTGTTAGCTGCATCAGTTCCTGCAGTTGGTGTGGCAAGGTTTGTGATCTTATGGTTGTTTAGAGAAACATCTGCTGCTGGAGCGCCAAAAGTATCAAGTGTAAAGTTAGAAGGAGTAAATGCGTGAACGTGATCTTCACGAGCAGGAGCAGTACCAGTACCTACTCCAGCAGAAGCTGCTGTAATTGTAGACGGTGTTACAGATGTAAGTGAAGGCGTACCGTGGGTGTGGTCTGAGTGGGCTACGGTTGTAGCTGAACCATTTGAAGATCCAAGTCCATAAGATGTAGCAGCTGTTACCGCACCAAAACCAGGACCTGCGTGGGTATGATCTGCACGAGCAAAGTTGGTAGATGTTCCGTCTGCGGCTGTTCCAGCAATTGTTAAAGTAGTGCTAGCTCCGGAACCAAAAGCGTTGGTCTGCTGCCAAGTGGTTCCGTTAGAGTAGTAAACTAAGAAGTTATCAGTAGCATAATAAAAAGTACCTGATGCTACGGCAGTCGCAACTGGACGAGAAGCAAGTGCACCTGCGCTAATTCCGTCAGCAGAACCCCAAGCAGTACCATTCCAGATATACAAACCGTTAAGAGCAGTGTCGTAGTAGATCTGACCTACTACTGGAGATGAAGGTGCCGTTGCAAGGTTTTGAATTCGAGCATTTTGAAGCTCAAGCTTGCCTAAATCAATTGGGGTTAAAAACTTACGTGCCATTTACTATCTCCTTATGATAGGTAAGCGTGTCCACTAAAAGCTGAAGTAAATGTTAGCACAAGACTACTGGGGTTTAGGTAGCTAACTTCACCTTCTACTTGACTACCCCCAGAGTCTACAACAGTTATGTTCGGATAAAAGTTTAAATTGTGGGTGATTGTCCAGATAGCTGAGGGGCTGTTTTGTGTATAGGAATAGGCTACAGCCTGTACTGGGTTATCTAAGTTAGTTAGAGTAATTGGTGGGTTCTCTGTAATGGATATAGCGGCATTACAGTTCCCGCATGTACAGGTGTCCGAATTGCTACATTGGTAGATTACCGTAGGAAACGGCGCTAAGTTGTTTGGGGTCCATACTGTAGGGCTCATACAACACCGTATCCTGAAGAGTTAGTCACTGATGGGAAGGTATATACCTTCCCTCCAAAGTAGGTCTTTACTTTACCTGTTTGATCGGTTAGGCGTAAATCATAGTAAGCAGTCTTTGGAAGGGTCTCTGTAACGCTTCCTGGAAGACTTAGGGTCAAAATACTAGGGTAGGACTGGCCTTGGGCATTTACCTTACCTACTGTAAAGGAGCCAAGAACAACCGGCCCAACCTGAGAGAATTCGCTGTTTTGGTAAAGAACAATTTCAGATTTAGCCGTGTAGTTAGTAAGATCAAAGTTGAACCCAAAGTCTTGTACAAAATCGTCTCCGGAGTACATTTCGAGATCCTGTACCAGGATAGGCTCTGGAGGAGTCTGATCCCCGTAGGTAGGTACTGGAAGCATAACTCTTTGTGGGAGAGACCAGTCATCAATTTCTTGTGGCTTGTAGATAGGGATGTAGCGGTTTGTAAGACGGCTGATACGTCGAAGACTTGATACCTCAATACGGTAAAGTCCAATACCTAGCATTGAGCATATCTCACGGTATTGTTGCTGACGAGTAGTCATCATGCTCATAAGCTGGCTGTAACGTTCAGAACGTGGGATACTGACGCCATCTGGAGACATGATATTGATATCAAAAGCGGAGTCATTGGCTAAAGTATAGAGGGCCAAGGTAGTGGCTAAAATAACCACTGGATATTCTTCTACAGCAGGTAGGAAAGCAAGCTGGGTTATTGAGCTGCCCAAGCTAGTTGTCTCTCCACGAGTATGCTGGGCAAAAGCTGTGTTGACATAGTAGGCAACTTCAGAGTCAGTAAAGTAACGATACGCCTGTCCAGCAACAGTGACGATTGCGTTGTTTGCTGGGGCTGTAGGAAGGGTTAATACACCGGTTCCTTCTTCAACGATGGCGGTTGAGGATACGTCGGTTGAGCCAACTTTAACAACAAGGGTAGAACCTTGAATAGGCGCTTGTGAAAGTTGATAGCGCACAGTAACACCGTCACCAGTGTAGGTATCCACAAAGGTTCGTGCTGTGTCGCCAAGTTCTGCCCGAAGTCGGTCAGAGAGTGCTTGTAATGTTGCCACAAATCCTCCATCAGATAGTGTGCTAATCATCTAACAAATCTTGAGATTAGTCAGGTTAAAAAAGGCCCCCATAGACAGGAGGGCGGGTGTCTATGAGGGCGGCCACGGGGTGCGACTTAGAGGCGGTCGTACAAATAACCTTTTTCTTGTAAGTGAGTCGCTACATGCTTTGGAACTTTGTACTTTTTACCTGTTTGGAATGAATAATTGTTTCCAGCGCCAATAGTAACCATGTCTAGGTTCTCTGCTACTCGAATGACAACCTGGTCGTCTGCAAGGCTTACGCCCACGCTTTCGATCTCGTCAATTACTGTTGGGTTTTCTGGGTTCTGAGTAAGGTCAACAACTTCAGTCTCATCTTTGTGAGCCTTTGTTTGTGTTGCCATTGAGATTTCATTAGCACGTTCTGCTAATACCTCTGCGTTAGCTGCTAGTAGAGCCTCACGCTGACGCCCTGTAACGTCTGTAACTTTTGCTTTTGCCACGATATTTATTCTCCTGTTAGATTAGTTGGGGTGGGGGAGGGTTTCAAGGCCCTCCCCCCGGTATTAAATTAGTTGGTTTCTGCAATAACTACAGACTGATCGGTGATAAGACCGAGGCCGTAGATAGCGTACCATGCAAGAGCGTGCTCACGACCGAAGTCAAGAATACCGCCGTCACGAAGCTCAACTGGAAGTGAGATAGCGTGACCGAATGCGTTGTCTCCAATGAAGATAGCTGAGTAGCGATCGTTTGAACCGTTACCTGTAGCTGTTACTGGAGTTGTGTAACCTCCGCCAGTTGGATAGGCAATTGATCCTGTAGCCACTGCTGTATCTGTGGTGTAGCCTGAGCCTGCACCGTTTGTGACCTTTGAGATCTGTGTTGTCTCAATGAAGACTGTGTCGTAGAGACGACCGATTTCACCGAGCATGAAGTTACCTGGAGCAGCGTACTTTGTTACTTCAATGAACTCTGGGAGGTCACGAAGACGACGGCTCTGGTGAGGGTGAACGAATGCGACGTAAGTCTCGCCCAACCTTGGGATGTTCTTGGTAGCCAAGGTCTCGACAGCGTCCTTAACGGTACGTGTTGAGAGGTATGAAGCACCGGTCATTGTTGCACGTGAAGTAGCTTCTGTGCCATATGCATACCAGTTGTTGACAGCAGAGAGGTTTGAACGATCTTCACCGTAGATGACAGAAGATGCTGCCATGAGTGTGTCACGAGCCTGGCCATCAAGGTAGAGAGCCATGTTACGTCCAAGAAGACGTGAAGCTGATGCCATAACGTCATCGAATGATGCGTTGAGTAGAAGCTCGGATACTGCGATTGCGTAACCTTGCTCAGCAACAGTGATTGAGAACTGCTGTGCTGTCAATGCGTTTGTTGACATACGGACACCTTCAGTAAGTGTTGAAGCGAATCCGAGGTTGTTGTAACGCATGAAGTTGATCTGGAGACCAGGAGCTACGCCGAGTTCTGTCTTCTTGACTGCGAACTGCTCGAAGCGCAAGATAGGCATTGACTGGAATAGAATTTCCTTAGACCAGATGGTCTGAATTGCTTGTGTAAGCTGGCTGTTAGCGCCAGAATACGCTGTTGGGGCAGCGGCGAGATTACCGGTACCTGTTACGGCTGATGCCATTTTGGTGTTACTCCTTGTTCATATATGTTAGGTTAGTAAAAATGGGTAGGTATTACCCGAAGATTCCCTTGTTACGATCATCGGCTGTTTTACCTAGCAGACGTGATCTATTTTTTGCGTAATCAGCTACCGACATTGAAGCAATCTGCTCCGGTGTAAACGATTGTGAGTCCGAATTGTTTTCGAGGGTTGGTGGCAAGGTTGTCCTTGTACCGGTCATATCACGGCGCTGGGCCTGAATAGCCTGTTGCGCCGACTCCAAGAGCTTTGAGGTCTTATCCTTCAGCTTGGAAATACTCTTTTCGATTTCATCAACATTGTTGCCAGAAATCATATCAATAAGTTCTGGGGCGATGTTGTCCTGCTCTTCGCTAATGCGGCGATTGAGATACTGTGTTAATTCAGCATACTCACGTTCACGCTCTAGCAAAGCAAAAGCACGTTCACGCTCTAGGCGCTCAGATTCAATTTTAGCAGCCCATTCCTTTTCCTTCTGTTCAAGAAGGCTACGGACGTCCATCTCAGATTCAAGCTTCTTACGCTCTGCCTCTGCGGCGGCTTCTGCTGCTGAACGAGCCTCAGCTAGGCGTTCTTCACGATCCTTCTTAAGAAGATTTAGCTCTTCCTTAAGAGAATCAATCTGTGGATATAGTTTTGACTTTTCCTGCTCACGTACACGGTGCAAGTCTTGTTCCGTGTAGCCCTTAGCTTCAGAAAACTTACTTTCTGAAACTGGTTCTTGCTGTGCAACTGGTGCTGTGCCGTTAACTTCTGAAGCAAAAGCTTCTTGAGCTACTGCACGTTCTACTGCTGTTGAGTTTTCTGACATGCTTATTCCTTTAGGTTAAGAGGTCGTTGTCCGATGTAGTGCCACGATGACCTGCGGGTTTGTTTAGGTGGTATATAGCCTCGCAAACTATTACTAGTTTGTCAGCCTAAATTACTTAGATTCCTCTTCTGAACTGGGGCTATCCTTTTGTCCAGGAGTTTGTCTTCCAGGTAATCTAGTTCCATATGCTTTAGTAACAAGGTCACTTTGCATCTGAGCTAAGGTTTGTTCCTCAAATGGGGTGATGACTCCGGGTTGTCCTAGAGGACCAGGTCCCATACCGTCTGCAGGTGCAGCGCCAGGAGGAAGGCTTCCATCCGGCATCATACCAGTTAGTGAGGTAATTGCTGAAGCGATCTGCTGCTTTACAAGAGCTAGGGCGCCATCGGCCTTAGCATCATTAATAAGCTCTGCTCTGATCTCTTCGAGCTTCTCGTCAGGGAATTCTTCGCCAAGCTGGCGTAGGGCGCCTTCACGAGATTCAAGGTTCATAGCCATCTTGGTCTGGATTTCCTGAAGTGTAATCAGCTTATCTAGAGGAAGTGGAGGTGGGAAGTGGACTACAGACTCGTATGTTAGAGAGTCTGAGATATCCAATAGAGGTAGTTGGCCATTCTTAATAGGGCCGTTAACATCAGGGTTGTAAGCAAAGACTTCTGGCTCTTTAAATGCCAGGGTAAGAAGAACTAGCTCATTGATCCTACGAAGACCCTCAGAGTATTGAACAATCTTCTGGTGGTAGCGGTTCATCAAAGGCTGGTACTGGATAGCCAAAGCAACACCGGAAGTGTTAGAGATAGGCTGTACCTGTCCAAGAGCTGTCTCTGGGACACCGACCATCTCATGCATGGCTGTCTTTACCACCTTAAGGTACTCAAGAGCGCCTTGTAGGCCTGCTCCGCCGCCTTCTAGGTTCTCTACACGAGCATCTTTTGGAAGACCGCCCCAAACCTTCTTAGGGCCCTTTTCAAGCGCTGAAGCCTTAGCTCCGATAATAACTGTTACTGGGGCTGCGTGGTAGTTCACGATATCAGCAATATCTGTGGCTACTTCGTTATAGTTGCGGTTTAGAACAATAAGGTCATGGCAATCAGAGAGCCCCCAAGGAGAACCCGAGACACGGACATTGGGGATGTGAATAATAGGCACAACCCCGATAGGATTAGGGCGAGAGTCAATGAGTTCATCATTAATGTACTCCTCAATACGGTCGTCAGTCAGAATTTCAGTATATGTGTAGACCTGACGAGTTCCCTCAATAGATGTACCCCAGAAACGATACTTAAGCTTGAAGCGAATCAAACGTGAGCGATCGTGTGGGTGGAACTCTGGGAAGCAAAAAGATGAGTTAAGTGGAAGGATGCGAACCTTACCTGGATGAGGACGGCCAATAGAATCTTCAAAGCCTTCTTCATAAGCTACTTTAACAAAGCAATCTCCTGATACGCCGCCTTGCTGGCCCATCTCCCAAAGTGTTCCGTGCTTATCATTATCAATTTCCCACACACGCTTTAAGACGTCAGGAATGATCGCCTCTGTTGCTTGAGGGCTTCGGAATGAAACGCCACGGCTAAAACAAAAGTTAACTATGTAGTCTGTGAACGCACGGTAATAGTTGTATACCATCTGCGACTCACCAATTTCACGGCGATATGACCAGTGATGTCCGAGATACATTGCCCAGTTAAGAGAGTAACGGTTTAGACGTGGACCGTGTACTTCAAACTCTTCATCAGCAAGTTCTACAAGACCAAGAGGAGAAATCGAAATGGTTAAGTCTGACGACGCCGCCCTATAGGACGGAGGTGAAAAGTCAACACCACCACTCATTGATTAAGTCCTAACATTAGTGTGCCCCACAATACCTTCTCGAAAGTTAAGTCCACCAGCCCCGGAGAAAGGGAACGGGGCTGGGGACCTGTATATTGTATCTTACTTTTAGTCGTTTACTGAAGCAGGGTTCATGCGCTCCTGGCGTGAGCCACTGCGGATGGCCTCTTCGATGACCACTGTTGAGTGATCTCCGAAGTTACCTTGTGCAAACTCACCAAGGAATGTTGGTGCTTCTACCCAAGCTGCTGAACCGACGTGAGCACGCTCACGCATGGTCTCATCAGCATACTTCTCAAAAACGTTCTGGTTGTGGTTTGGACGGCCGTCTGGTGTTTCGTAGCCTTGATCCAAACCAACCTGGAAATCATTTGGGACGTCAGTGTCTGATGCAAGACCTTCTTCAAAACGAAGTGGACCACGTAGGCCTGGTGTTGCTGGTGACATCTTGCGCTCGTATGAGTTGCCAGGGCGCTCAGGGTACTGAGGTGCTGGTGCGATATTTGGTGTTGCCATTGTTATATCTCCTATAGGATAAGGGATTGAGGTTCCTCAGGGTTAATTCTGTCTGGTAGAGGGGGTTTTGTCATGGTAAATTAAAAGAAAGGACTGGAGCTTACTTCCACTGTAGGCATAACCATGTCCTGTGTTAGAGAGCATGCAAGGGCCAAAGAGTCCACAAAATCGTCGTGAGCATGCACTTCATCAGGTGCAGCCACTAAGAAGTTAGGTCCCTTGTACTGAACCTCGGCATCTGTCATTTGCTGGTAGAACTTCTTCCAAATGCGAAGTCGTCTGGTTTTTGCATGTGAGGGCCACGAAACCATCTGACGCTGGATTAGCGCCTGTAGGTGCTTCCATCGCTTAGATTGCTCTGTAGGGCTGGAGGTAACCGGCACTACTTCAGCACGAGGCATTAAAATCTTTAGGCGTCCGGCCACTGCATCACCTACACCGTTGGCATCTACTCCGATAGCAAGCACGTCATAGTTTCCTAAGAACTGCTGAATCTGGAAGTACTGTTCTTCCCAGTCATCTCCCTGCAGTTCCAACCAGTTAAGCACCCTATGATCATAGTAACCATACTCATCAGGACGATCCCAGTCTACCCAGACCACTGTGACCACTGTGCTGTCCATTTTACGAGCTGGGTCAATTCCAACCACAACAGGTGAACGGTGCCAAGATTTTACAATTTCTTGTGAGGTATCTCCAAGATCATCCATGATGCTAGATGTGACGAACATACCACGCTCAAGGAGCCACTTACAGTTGTAAGCCATCTGAAATTCATCAGAGTCTTCACCGATACGTAACATCTCTTTTCGAATGTACTTATCATAGTTAGGTTGGATCTTAGATACATCTTTCCAGTCCCACTGAAAATGGTTCTGCTTAGCATTACGGCCTTGAGTCTGACGGCGCTTGTTAAGCTGGATAGACCGGTAGAAGCCGTTCTTAGATGTTGTGGGGGTACCTGTCTTAACCATAGTTGCGTTGTAGTACGCACCCATAGGCGCAATTGACTTAGATACTACAAAGTCATCTGCTTCTTGACACTCATCTACGATAATGAGGTGGAATGACTTAGATTCGATCTTAGCTCTTGGGTTAGCAGTCATCATCATCAATGTACTGCCTGACTTCTTTAATTTTAGGTTTCTTACTACGCCCGGTGTCTTGGTAGGCATATCATCAATTTCCGGATCACCAAAGACTTCCATAGCTCTTTCAGAGGTAAGTCGGGACACTGTACGAGAATAAAGTGTTTCAACCTGGTTTTGAGTAGGGGCAAACATACCTACCCAGAGACCATCGCCAAACTTTCCAAGCAGCTCGGGGTACATTCTGGCTAAACGAGGGAGAATAACCATAAGTGTGGCCACTGTGTTGGCGATGGTTTCTGACTTTCCTGACTGACGTGAAGCCAGTGCAGTGATCTCTTCACCATCGTTGATGAGAACTGATTCAATAACTCTGCGTGCCAGAGGCTCTTGATAAGGGTGCAGGTTATATCCTACAAGCATTTCCATAAATTGCATGATCTTTTCGATAAGAACCTTGACAAATTCTTTAGACAGCTCATCAAGCGTGTCCACTTCCTCATCTTCTGGCAGAGGACTGTAATATTCGTCCTCCGGCAGATCTACTTCATCAAATTCACTCACTTAGGGAATCTCTCTGACAAAACATCTAAAATAGCGTGGATAGACTCTGCGGCTACTTTAGCCTCTTCTAAGTTGAACTGATCTTCTGTTTTCTGCCAAGTAGATAGATTACGACCAATAGAGTAGATAACTTGGTCAGACCAAGCCAGCAACTCAGGCGTAGATAACTTTGCTACTCTTTTTTCTATGCGAGTCTTAGGACGCTCTTCTTTTTTCTTAAACATCATATTCTTCCCCTCGTACTGTATCCCAATCAAATTCGCCTTGGGCCACTGGTCTCCCAGCAATTGCGTTTGTTAACGCCTGGCTTTCCTCATATTGTGCAACCCATTTACCTATGACAATAGAAAGGCGGGTAAGTGGAAGTCTAAAGACTAGGCCACTGCCAAACCTAAAAGGGTGTTCGATTTCTTGAGTAGTTGACTTCTCTACTACAACTTTAGGTTTTAACGGATATACCATAAAGTGCCAGAAGTATTTACTTCCAACATCATGCGTCTTGGCCACTGCCCTCTCCCTCTTGACATTCGTGGTCTGGAATTTCGTGCTCTAATACTAACATAGAACAGTCCCGACACTTGAACACCTTAGGAGGGCGGAAATTGTTTTGTGCGGTTGCACCCTCTAAAATTTCATCTCCAGGCCTGGCGTAGTTATTAATTACCTCAGGCCTAAAAAAGATTTCAGGAGGAAATGGCCCCCTAGCACCGTGTGAAGATTTAGGTACAGGATGACCTTGTTTTGTTTCTACCCTCTCAATGGACATTATTCAGCCGCTGGTGTTTCAGCCACTGCTTCAGCCACTGCCTCATCGGCCACTGCCTCAGCTACTGGAGCTTCGGATGTTGTTGCCTTTTTAGGTGCAGCCTTCTTTGCTGAGGCCACTGCCTCTTCGGCCACTGTCTCGATCTCAGTTGTCAAACGTACAACGAAGTCAGGAAGAATTTCATTAAGATCATATGGTAGGTGCATGTTGCAGAACACTTGGTGAACAGCACCTGGGTACTCAACTCGGAAGCCTGCTTCTGCTGTGCAATTTAGGCATTGTGCCATTTTATGGTCCTTTCGGGTATTTTTAAAGAATATTGGTATATCTTACACTAGGTTAGCGGTTTGCACACCCCTGTATTTACGGCTATACTATGACCAGGAGCTAAACCTCCAACACTAAAAACGAAACAAAAGAGTTACAACTAGCTTGGCAGACCGATGCCGGGCTATCTTTACCTAAGTGACAGTTACGTAAAGATTCGGGTTGGCTCTCTAGCCTAGGAGATAGTGTGAATTTATATGACAAAAGGAATTATCTAATCCTTGGGCTCGTAGCCCTCCTATCATTTGGGAACCTAATAGCTGCTCCAGCAAAGGCAGCAGCCCCCATTATAGGAAAATGCCTAACCCCACTAGGCGAGTACAGACTAGCCAAAAAATTAAACCCAAAGCAGCTTTACCAGGTATTGCAGCTTGCGGGGTTTAAAGGTCATTCACTTAAGGTGGCCTGGGCTGTAGCCATGAAAGAAACTCATGGAAACCCTATGGCACACAATTACAACCCTCGCACAGGAGATAACTCCTATGGGGTCTTCCAGATTAACCTTTACGGGGCTTTAAAGGGCCGTGTGAAGGAGTTT